ATGTGGACGCCGGGGCGGCCTGCGAGGAACAGGAGCATGCGGTCGAAGTCCTCGCGCTCGGGGCGGCTGGCGCCGACCTTGCGGAACGCGGTCCGGTCTGTGTCTGTGAACTCGGCGATCACCCGGCCGCCGCGGCTCGTAATGTGGGCGGTGGTGATAGTCCGCTGGCGTGCGATACCTGCCCGGCCTTTGGATTTGCGCAGGTAGAGGACGTACTCGGTGGCCGGCTTGTCGTCCATGCCGTAAGTATGGCACAACTACCATTAGCCGTAGCTATGCCGTATTTGAGCCACTGCTAGGATGCTGCCCGTGTGGACGGCGGCCCAGGTTCGGGCCACGCCCGTTATGCCGCTTCCGGTCACCCGCAAACCCCCAGGTCAGGGGTGCAGACGGCGCAACCGGCACACACGGTCACATGTTAACAACGCACGGTAAACGCGCAAGGTCAGACGAGCGTCAAACCTTCGCCTAGAGCAAGCGCAGCCGTCCGCGCGGCAGTTGCCCCGGGCCCGGGGCGAGGACGGGACTTAGGTACCTACTCCACAAGGAGAGCAAGAATGCGCAACTTCCTGATCAAGGCCATCCCTCTTGCGGGTGTGCTGTGCCTGACCGCGATTGGCTTCGCGGGCTCGGCGAGTGCCAAGGTCGTGCCTGCGGCGTCCTTCGGGTGCGACAACAACACCAGCTTCTTCTGCGGCTCACAGGAGTTCGCCGCACCGGCCGACCAGGTCTGGAACGTCTACCACGGCGGCCAGGGTGCCCGCGGCCAGAAGATCACCGAGTGGGCGGCGTCCGACGCGGTGAACACCGACTTCTACGCCATTAACGAGAACGGGCTCAGCAGCGGCACTGGCGGTGGCAAGGACAAGACGTTTGAGTACGCCCCGAACGGCCATCGCTCTGGCTGGTGCGTCTCGTTCCCGTCCACGGCCCAGTTCACCGGGGCGGTTCTGCGGCACTGCAACTCCAGCGTGTGGCAGACGTTCGAGCCCATCTACGTCGACGGCACCTTCGTGGCGTGGAAGAACCTTGCCAGCGGCTTCGTGGTCACCGACCCGGGCTACGCCAGCAACGGCACCCGGCAGCTGGTGCAGGAGGCGTACCTCGGCACCAAGAACCAGCAGGAGCAGTTCATCGGGTAACCCGCTAGACGCGGTGCCCGGCCTCGGGGCGGGCACCGTTGGGGCTGCCGGACCGGAATGGGTTCCCTTCCGTAGCCCTGGACCCCCTCCAGTTGCGCTAGCTGGAGGGGGTCCGCCATTTCCAGACACCCAAAACGGGCCCCGCCTAGCGCGGGGGAAATGCCGCTAGACGGGGCCCAGGATCACCGATACCCCACCCCCGGGGTTTGATGATGTGGCCCCATCGTAGTGCCCGGAGACGCCAAAAACCGGCCCGCCCTCCCGAAGGAGAGCGGGCCGGTTGCGGCTCTGCGAGTCTACGTGCCGGAGTGCGGCGCTTCGAGTTTGCCGGCTTCCTTCACGATGTACGCGGCGAGGAACCCGGCCACGACACCCACGACGGCACTGATGGCGTTAGCCGTGGCGGCGTCCTGGTGGAACCCGAGCTTCGTGACCGCCCAGGTGACACCGAAGCCGAGCACGTTGGTGAACACCTGGGTCAGCACCTTGACATTAGGCAGCCAGGTCACGGTGGGTTCGGGGTCAGCGTGAGCCATGACGCCTCCTCATGAGCCGTGCACCTTCAGCGTGCTTCCCTTGGCCATCGGCGCAGTGTGCGCGGCGGCCATCTCGTCGATGTACTCAGCGGTGCCCTGGTCGAACCGGCCCTGCGCGACAGCCGTCAGGCGCAGGATCGTGGACGCGTCGGTGTTCGTCTTCTCGGCGATGTCAGCGAGCGATTCGGTGCCTGAGGCGACGTGATCCACGGCTGCCACGGTGTCCCCTTGTCCCGCCCGGATGGCCTTGGCGCGGGCGATGATCTCGGGCCGCTGTGACGACCGCACATGCTTCGGCGGCAGGTCGGGGCACGTGTGACCACCCCATGCGCCGCCGCCCATGTAGTGCACGCCGAGGCCGCGCTCAGACGGCGAGTTGGCCTCCTGCAGCGGGAAGCCTGCGAACGCGCTCAGGCATTCCAGGATCTGCGCCCCGGCGGTCAGCTGAGCATCGGTCATCGGGTTGTTCGGGTTGCCGTTGTCGGCGAACTCGCAGCTGTACCACGTGCGGTTGCCCGCCACCTGTGCCCACGAGTACAGGCCGAGGCCGACGCCGATGAACTGGTGGATGTGCCCGGTCTCATCGACGCCGAAGAAGGCGCTCGCCTGGAACGACGGGGTGTTGAATGCCTTGATCGCGCTGGCGAGGGTGCCGACCATGGTGTGCTGGACGAGGCCGTTCATGGCACCGCTGCCGGAGCCATGGTTCGGGCAGGGCCACGGGTCGTTGTAAGAGATGCTGGCTGGCCCGCGGAGCCGGCCGTCAGAGCCGACTGTGAGCTTGCCGGTCACGACCGGCGCACCCACACTGCGGTCGGCGCCGCCCAGTACAGCACGAGCAGCACGCCGATGGCGCCGATGAGGATGGCCACGGCATGAGCGACAGTCAGGCCGCCCACCCACAGCACAACAGCAACGACGACCAGTGCAAGACCTATGAGCGCTGCGATCATGGAGTGCCTCCTTCTCTGCGTGCCGCCTTCGGTTTCGGCTGCGCCCTGGCCTTCGGGGCGACGCGCTCGGCGTCGGCCTTCAGCGCCCCGTTGGCTACGACGAGCCGGTGGATCTCTGCGGTGAGCGCATGCACCAGGGACGTGAGCTCCCGGTTGCCCTTGATCTCGGCCAGCGCGGTTTCGTTGGTCTGGTAGTCATGCTCGGCTTTGATCCGGTCGTGCTCGGACTGCCGGTTCTGGGACAGCAGGATCAGTGGTGCGGCGTAGGTGGCCTGTGCGGAGAACGCCAGGTTCAGCAGGATGAACGGGTAGGGATCCCAGCGGAAGGCGACGACGGCGGCGTTGATGGCGACCCACAGAATGATCACGGCGGTCATCCAGGCGATGAACTTCAGCGACCCAAAGAAACATACGAATCTGTCCACCGCCCGGTCGGTCCGTGACTGGTCGTCGTGGAGGGCCTGGTTGGCGGGGTGCCTGTGCCTCATGGCCAGTTAGCCGGTCCCCTTGATGCGGTAGAGCCGGGCGCAGTTGCGCGGAGCCTCGGCCTTGTCAACGAGGGCCAGGAAGCCCTGCACGGCCTTGCGCTGCTTGCGGATCTGCGCCTTCGGGGTTCCTGGCGCTGGCTTCGACAGCATGGCCAGCTCGTGCCAGATCAGGTCCTGCTTGGCGCGGGTCTGGTTCCCGGCCTGGCAGGCCGTGACGTTCGTGGCGTGCAGCTGGTTGAGCGTCACGGCGTTGTCGTGGACCTTGACCGCGAACACGGTCACCACGATGCTCAGCGCCACGTCGAGGAGCACCGAGACGATGGTGAGCCACACGATGTGGCGGGTGCGGCGCCCATAGGCGTTGACGGCTTTGAGTTCGTCCCGCATGCCCGTCAGCGCGCCCGTGAGGCCCTTGGCCGTCTCCAGTGCCTCACGGTCCGGGGTGGGCACGGTCATTGCGGTACCAGCCTTTCCTCGGACTCCGGGGGATGCTGTGGCGGGCGCGTCAGGATCGCGGACAGCGCTTCAACGTTCGCGGCGAGACGGTCCAGCAGCGCGTCGAGGTCGGCCGTGACCTTGCGGACCTCAGAGTCCCGGGTTGCCACCGGACCTCCCTGCTGGTTCCTCAGGTGTCAGGCTGGCGAGACGGCCTAACAGGTAGGACACCTGGGCGGCCTGGGCGATGGCGGTGGCGGCGAGCTCGCGGGCTTCTTCGTCGCTCATGCTGCCTCCGTGGGTCAGCGCCATGGCCGCGATCGACGCGGCGTCGGGGAGGCCCGCGGCACGGGCACGGGCGCGGGCTGCCATCAGCCGCGCCTCGTCCGAAACCTCACCGCCGCGGTCTGCGTTCTGGGAGTTCACGCCGGTCCTCCCGGTCACGGTCGTGCCGTTCGCGGTCATGAATGAGTTCCTGCAGCACCGGCAGGAGGCTGCCGGTGGCGGCAGTGAAGTTGCCGAGCAGCGGGATCAGCTGGTCGGTCGCGAATCTCCGCGACCCGGCGAGTTCCCGTTCGGTCTCGGCCTTCTCGGCGAGGACGCGCTGAAGTTCTTTCAGCAGGTCGGCCCGGGCGCTGGCCACGGCGTCGGCGACGGCCTCGGCTTTCTCATTGGCGAGGCGGTCCCGGTCTGCGGTGACCCGGTCCATTTCGCTGGAGGCGTGGAGTTTGCCGCCGACGAACAGCCAGAACACGACGCCGGCGAGGCCGAGGTTGAGCGCGGAGGTGATGAGCTGCAGCAGGTCGGCGCTGCCGACTGTCTCACTGCCCCCGGCTGCGCTGCTGACGGGGGAGATGGCGGCAGCCAGGTACGGGAGCCAATGCAACGCTCACTCCCTCGCCTGGTTGTCCCCGCCTGCTGCGGGCTGGCCCGGAAGTTCCCGGCCGGATTGGTGATCGCCGGCGTGGCGTGTGCGCTGTCATGGTGGCGTGCTGGTGCTGTCAGGCGAAATGGGTGATGATCAGCGCAAACCCTGGGCCGCCAGCCCCCCCGGCACCAGAGGTAACAGCACCCCCAGAGCCCGGGTAGAACGCCGCCCCGCCACCGCCTCCCCCACCGCCGATAAAGGCTGTTGCCCCGGACTGGGCCGTGGCACCGGCCGTGTTGACACTGGCACCCCCGCCTCCCCCACCGCTCGGCGTGCCCTTGACCGTGGGCGCCGTCCCGGTACCCGGGGAGGCTCCGCCCGCGACCCCGGCCGACCCCGTGTTCGCATTCGAGCCACTGGACGAATACTGGCCCAGGCCGCCATTCTCGGTGGCCGCGGTGGTGGCCCCGCCCCCGCCCCCGCCACCGCCACCGCCACCTCCGATGCCGCCGGCGCCCCCGGCGGCGGCACCAGTGCCGCCAGTTCCGCCCTGGCCGCCGCCGTACGGCGTGTTAACGCTGGTGTTCAGGCCTGGTGACGCGCCTCCTGATGCGGTTCCGCCATTGCCCGGATTGCCGCCAGAAGCGGTCAGGTAAGCCCCGAAAGTAGTGGCCCCCCCGGTGGTGCCCGCGTTACCGCTCGTGGCAGTCGTCCCGCTGACCGCCGCCCCGGCAGAGTTGCCCCCTGTGCCGACCGTGCCCGTTACCGAACTGGGCAGGTCCGCAGCGACGAAAGAGCGGAAGTTCATGACCCCGCCGTTGCCGCCACTGCCGCCGCCCGCGTTGCCGGTGATCTCAACGGCCCCTGAGCCGCCCTGCCCGCCGCCGCCGCAGATGAGCACGTCCACGGTGGCCGCGCCGCCGGGCTTGGTCCAGGTGTAGGACCCGGTTGCGGTGACCCACTGCACAGACGGCGCCGACGCGCCCGGCTGGGCCCAGCCACCGGCCACGTAGACCCACAGGGGGTTGACGGTGGCGTCCGTCTGGACGTACTGCGACCCGGTAGCGGCGGCCAGGGTGGGCGTGCCGGTGCCGTAGTAAGAGACCCGCTGCGCCGTGGTGCTGGCCGCGTAAGCGATCATCACGCCCGGCTGTGCGTGGACCTCGTTGACCCCGAGATTCGACCCGCCGGCGAACCAGATGTCGGCAACAGTGTGACCGCCGTAGACGTTGTCCTCGGTGACGATGTTCCCGGCGCACGTGGAGGTGGAGACGCCCAGGAACGCCAGCCCGTACTGCTGGGCGGCCACACCGGATTCAGCGGTGGTGTCGCTGACGAACGAGTTCCCCGAGAACGTGGTGTTCTGGCAGATGGCCTGCACTTCGCCGATGGTGGAGGCGGTGTTGTTATATACCCAGGTGCCGCCGTGGAACGAGTTCCCGGAGACCACCGAGTTATTGCCGTACATGTAAAGGCATGTGGAGCCCTGGTGGCGTACCACGTTATTTGAGATGACGTGATAGTTGCCGTGGGCGATGGTGATCCCGGCGTCCTGGCCGTCGTGGATATAGTTGCCGGTGACCTGGGATTCCCACCCGTAGATGGAGCACTGGTCGGACCAGTTCGCGAAGAACTCGCAGTCGGTGACCCGCACATGCCATGAGGCGTAGTTGAAGTTCATGGCGTAGTTGGGCCGGACGGTCAGCACCTCGTAGAGCGTGCCGGAGGGCGGGGTGACGTTGTTGCCCGCGTAGTCGGTCCAGTGCGTGACCGTGATCGTGGTCGCAGTGTTCGACTGGATCTGGCCAACGATCATGGCGTAGATCGTGTAAGCGGTTGAGACTGCGGGCGCGGATACGGGCTGCCAGGTGGTCAGCGACCGCCACGGCGAGATCGCCAGCGTGATCCCGTCCGCGCAGACATCCTCGACCATCGCCCACGCGGCTGAGGTGCGGATGATGTCACCGCGGCCGACGAGGCCGTATGAGGAGGTGCTGGTGAAATGCGCGGCTGAGTCGATGAGCTGCAGCTGCTGGGAGGTGGTGATGGTGCCCGTCGTGCGGGTGGGCATGACCCGGACGTTGTCGAACTGCGGCAGCGCGGGTGAGGTGGGGAAGCTGGCGCCAGTGTCGGTCAGGACCGTGGACGAGTAAGTGACCGTGCCGCCGGAGTGGGTGGGCGTCCCGGCCTGGGCGGTGGTCGCGGCGGGAATCAGCCACCACGAGCCGTTGAAGTAGCAGTGGTCGATCTCGACGTCGTCGATCATGGAGGCGTACGGGTCGCCGCCGGCGAAGGTGCCTGAGTTGCCGTTGATGCCGTTGACGTAGGACTCGAACTCGCAGTACGACAGGCGGATCCGCCGCGCGCCATTGGTGAGCGTGATGAATGTCCCGTTCGGCCGCCCGGTCTGCGAGTTGCCGGTGAACTTGCAGTGAGTGAACTTGACCCCTGATGACTGGTTAAGGTTCACGCCGGCGTGGCCGCTGTCGGCGCCGGGGCCAGGGTCGGGGTTGCGGAACGTCACGTGGTCGAACTCGAGGCCCTGGACGTGGCTGCCGGAATGGGAGACCAGGTTCGCGGCGAGGAACAGGCCGTCGATGACCAGGTTCGTGACCCGGAATCCTGACCCTGGTGAGGACGCTGAGGTGGCGATGAGCGCGGCCATCGACCCGGACGGCTGGATGACGGTGCCTGCCTGGCCGCGCAGTTCGACGTTGGTGCCGCCCGGGGTGATTCCGGACCCGGAGACGGTGATGGTGGTGCCGGGCAGCAGCACCACGCCGCCGGAGGGTGCGGCGGCGATGGCCCGGTTGACTGACGCAGTGGCGTCGGTGTCGCCTGCCTGGGCGTAGTCGCCGCTGTAGAGGGCCAGTTTCCCGGCCGTGACGAACGCGCCAAGGACACCAGCGGTCAGCGCCTGGTAGACGGTGAACCCCGCCGTGTGGGCGACGGGGGTTGTGGACTCCGCGCCCCGGGTGACCGTCCACGTCGTCCCGGACACGTTGGTGACGATCATGATCTCGGTGGGGTGGGCGCGGTCCACGATACGGAACTGGCTGACCCCCGTGGCGGCGGCGGGGAAGCCCGTGGAACTGGCCACCGACCACGTTTCGGACGTGCCGCCTGCGGGCGCGGTCGTGCCGCCTGAGGTGACGGTTGTGGTCGGGCCGTTGCTGGCGAAGATGTCCTGAGCCACCAGCGCTCCCCTCGGGTCGTGGTCGCGTAATAGCAGTCGAGGAAAGGGGCTAGATGCGGACGGGCGCGAAGGCGCTGCTGGTGCCGCTGGCAGTGCCGTCAGTTCCGCCTGTGAACGTGTCGGCGGTCACCCAGTCCACGCCCGTGCCCGGGGTCTGCCCGGTGTTCGCCGTGGTGCAGACGTAGAAGGTGCCGCCGTAGGTGACCGAGTCGTCCACCCCGTAGGCCGTGCCGCTGTCCCAGGTGCCGCGCCAGTTCGCCACGGGCCCTCCCTCAGATCTGCATCGGGGCGAATGATGACGCAGGGGCCGCCCAGGTGCCGTCAGCGCGCAGGAACTGGGCGGTGCTGCCAGTCGGCGTGGCGATCGCGGTCCCCTGGATTTTCGCCACCGTGGGCGCCGCGGACGTGCCGCCGAGGTCCCCGGCGACAGCTGCGCCGTTCAGGTTCGCCAGCGCTGCTGCTGCGGTGGCAGCCCCGGTGCCGCCATGCGTGGTCGTCAGGACCCCGCTGTTCTCGATGGACAGGGTGCTGCCGGACTGAGCCAGCCCAGCACCCGCCGTGACTGTCCCCGCGCCTGAGAACTGCGTGAACGTGATGGGGTCGGTGCCGAGAGTGACGAAGCCGCTGTTGGTGCACACCCAGCCCGTGAGCGCGTTGGATGTCCCGGCCTGGGCGAACGTGAACGCGGACTGCACCTCGTTGCCCGCGTCCATGTCGGCGGCCCGGTCCAGTATCCACGGCGTCGACACCGACCCGTGATCGGTCACGGTGAAGATGCCGTTGTTCGGCGCGTTCCCGCTGGTCTCGTCTTTCACCAGCACCCGGTCACCGTTGGAGACGCTGACACCGTCAATGGTGAGCGCGCCGTTCCCGGTTTCGGTCAGCGTGCTCGAGGTCGCGCCGTAAGTGGCCAGTGCACCCGTGGTGGCCACACGCACCGTGCCCTTGACCTGCAGGCCCGTAGCCACGGCGTCCACGTAGGACTTGGTGGCCACGTCCAGGGCGTTGACCGGCGCCTGCGCCTGGACTTCCCCGGTGAAGGTCTTGGCTCCGCCGATGGTCTGGCTGCTGCTCAGGTCGACGAAGTTCTGGGTGCCCGAGCCTGTGCCCCCGGCCGTGACCGGCAGCGGTGAGGGCTGCGTGGCGATGCTGGTGAGCCCCAGGCTGGCCCGCGCGGTGGCAGTGTTGGTGAGGTCGGACAGGTTGGCGGCTATCTGCGCGGCGCCAGCCTCAGCGGTTTCCGCCCGCGCGATCTCCGATGTGAGGGCCGAGGCGGCAGCCACGTTGGCCCCGGCCAGCGTCGACCACGACCCGTTCCCCGACCCGTCCGAGGTCAGCAGGTCACCGGCTGCCGCGCCGCCGGGGATCCGCAGCGGTGGTGAGCCGTTCAGCACCAGCGTGCCCGCGAGCGCACCGCCAGCGCCCAGGCTGCCCGCTGAGGACGCGGGCTGGATGTCGGACAGGTACTGGACATCGCCGTCAGTGAACGGCAGCAGGATCGCGTATGCGGCCGGGGCGCCCGGGAACTGCGGGTTCACGAGCCACGCCCACGTGTCCGGGTTCAGGTCCGCGTTGTCAGTCGCCAGGAGGGTGGCGAAGTTCACGCCCGTGGTGAGGTCGACCACGACCGGCGTCTGGGTGACGATCAGGTTCTCCGGCGCTGCCAGCAGGATGGAGACCGGCGTGAAGGTGACCGAGCCCTGCCGGATGGGGTAGCCGTCGCCGCCGGTGTAGTTCAGGACGAGGGTCACGTAATTCAGGCTCACCGGATCCCACCCCCGGGCATCTAGATGGCCTGCACACTCATCACGACCGGGCCACCGAGGGTGCCGGTGGGCGTGGTCGAGGTGGATCCCAGCGCCAGGATGGTGATCGCGTTGGAAGCACCCGCGCCGAGCAGGTCGAAGTTGTAGCTGTTCCCGGACGTCAGGCCGCTGACCACAAAGCGCAGGCTGAGCACCAGGTGCTGCGCGGTGCTGGAGATCTCCGTCGTGTAGACGTGGCCGAGGACCGGGGTCACGGTGCCGTGGGCGGCCAGGGCGAAGGAGACGTTCGTGCTGGCCGTGGTCATCGAGATCACGAACGTCGCGGTCACCAGGACGCTGCCCGACGACGGCGCAGTGAAGGCGCCTGTGTTCACGTTGGCCGAGGAGAACGCGCTCAGCGTTGACGTGCTGCACGTCAGCGACGTCTGCGATCCCGGCGCGTACTCAACTGGCGTGCGCAGCAGTTGCCCGGAGACTGTGCCGCCGCCTACGGCCGGGTTAGCCCAGGTGCCGTCAGCGCGCAGGAAGTTCGTGGTCCCGCCGGACGGCTGCGGTATCTGCGGGATCGCCGCGTTCGCTGAGTCGATCAGCGGGGCGATGAGGCTTGCCGCGGTCCCGTAGACCGTGTTGTTCAGCCACAATCCCCCGGAGGGGATTCCGGAATGGGCCGTGGTCTTCAGCAGCGCTGTGATGCTCGAGCCGTTGGCGTTGCAGTGGTTGCCGCAGAAGATGAGCTCAGCCGGCGCGGAGACGGTGACTGACACCAGGCTGGCCGCCGTGGAGGTGGACGTGGCCAGGAAGTGGTTGTCCTGGAACGAGCCCTTGTCGTTGCCGAGTTGGACGCAGACGGTGTTCCCGGCCTGGTCGAAGTAGTTCCCCGTGATGGTGAAGTCCCCGGCCTGTGAGCCGGTCTGCAGGTGGAACCCGCCGGACGGCATGCCGGTGTAAGTGAAGTGGTCGTTAACGACCTGGAACCCGCCGCCGCCGGCCGTGGGACCGAGGGTGACCTGCTTGGTGCAGGAATGCCAGAGGTTGTTCGACATCCGCAGGTCGGTGACCCCGGCGCCGTCCGCGTACAGCCCCTGGTAGGACGCGGAGATCACCGAGTGGTGCAGGCCGAACCCGACCCCGTTGCCGGACGATGACGAGGACAGCTTGATCGCGGTCCCGGTGCTGCCCGGCCGGTCGAAGTCGCCGAGGAAAGCGTTGGTCACGTGCACGTCGGCGGTGTCGGTGACCAGCAGCCCGATGCAGTTAGCCGCGTACGTGGACCCCGAGCCGCCGACCAGGCCGGACAGGCACAGGCCCTCGAGGGTGGTGCCGTTCGGGTTGGTGGTGGGCGCGGACGCGGTGCCGATCGCCACCAGCGGTGTCGCGCTGCCGGTGGGGAACGACGACGACGGGCAGATGTAGCCGCCAGTGAACGTGTCGGGAAAGACCTGCCGGTTGCCCTGGCCGGTCATGACCACGTTCACGCCCGGCAGGATGGTGACCGTGGAGTCCACGGCGCACTTCTGCGTGATCACCAGCGGTCCCATGGCGAACCCGCCGCTGATCGCGGAGATGGCCGAGTTGATGGCGGCCTGGTCGCCGCTGGTGCCGGTGATCGTCCCGAACGCTTCCGGCCGTGCACCCCACGGCGGCAGCCACTTGCCCGCCGATGAACTCGTGGCCACGATGACGTTGCCGTCCGCGGCGGTCCCGGTGACGGTGACCCCGCCGACCGCAGAGCCCGCAGGCTGCCAGGTTGCGTGGCCGCTGGCGTCCGAGGTCAGCACGTCGCCGTTGGTGGCGCCGACCGGGATGATCAGCGGCGGACTGCCGTCGAGGACCAGCGTCCCGTTCAGCGTCCCGCCCGCCGCTATCGCGGGCAGCGACGTCGGCGGCTGCAGGTCCGACAGCTGCTGAGTGGCACCTGCGGCGAAGTTGAGGAGCAGTTGCTGAGCCGGGGGTGCTCCCGGGAACTTGGGTGCGACCAGCCACGCCCACGAGCCGGGGTTAAGGTCGGCGTTGTCGGTGGCTACGAGGCTGACCGAAGGCTGCGGGTTCTTCGACAGGTCAACGATGACGGGTGACTGGGTGATCACCAGGTCATCGGCTGCCGCCAGCAGGGTCGCGACCGGCGTGAACGTGACAGTGCCCCGGGAGACTGCCGCGCCTGTGCCATCTACGTAGTTGCAGACGAGGGTCACGAAGTTCAGCGCCACGGGCCCTCCCTCACGATCCGGGGACGATCAGGGATAGGAGGGACGAAAAGTCCGATCTGGCGCTCTGCATGGGCGTTATCTGTGCTACTTGGTCATCATCTGAGTAGGAATAACTCCCCACGACAAATTCGATCAGCCCAGTAACCTGCTCGCCTCCGAAGGGCGCATCGGTCACCAGCAAACGGGCCACGGTCCCGGCGCTTTCGCAGCCCAGGTCCACGGGGCTGCCGCCCGTGGTCAGGTACTGGCCGAACCTGACCGTGAACGGCCCGGCGAATGCGGCGCGCTGGTAGCGGGCCAGGATGTCCGTCCCCACCGCTGCGGCAGAGCCCGAGGACAGGACGCCCGCGTTGGAGATGTCGGAGTAGACCTCGGTCGGGCCGTGCCGGTTGATGTCGTCCTGGTCGAACGCATCCGTCACGCCGTAAGTGGTGTTGCCCATGCCGTCATCACTGGCGGTGTACTTCAGCCACACGGTCGTGATGTCGCTGGAGATCGTCCGGGTCACTGGGACGGTGGACACCAGGAGCCGGTTCACGGTAGACGGGATGGCTGTGACGTGCAGCACGTTCCAGCGGTCGATCTGCCAGACCTGCGCGCTCGGCGTCGCCAGCATATTCAGATGGTCTGTAACTGTCTGTGACGCTGAATCTGGCTGCTGTGACAGCCAGCCTGAGGCGATGCCTGGATTTACCCACTGGAGGCCGCGGCTTATGGCTTCATCAACCGGATCGTTGAGATCCCAACTCGTGTAATAAGCCGCAAATTGCGAGCCGAAGGTGCCAGCGCCATGTGCCTGCAGTTGCTGGCCGTCAACCGCCATCACGGGTTCATTGAGTTGCCCGTACCAAACGCATGAGCCGCCACGGAAGATCTTTATGATCCGGCCCGGGTCGGTGGCTGGAGTCCTGAATGAGGGGGACACCTGCAGAACGCAGGACATCTGGTCCGCGCCACCGGGACAGGTGTAGCTGTACTGCAATTGGGCGACGTGCCCAATTGAGCCAAGCCAGCGGGGGTCTGACCCGTCTGGCCGGTATGTGCAAATCTGGCTGGCCGCTCTACGGATCACAGCGCCGCGCCTCCGTATCGGCTAAAATCGAACGGAGACACGAAGCGGGCCCGGCAAGTTGTGTCAGCAACTCGTGAGTCCGGGCCCTGACGCAAGAATGGAGCTTGCGCCTGTGAATGAGTCTGTCACGCCCTCGGCCACTGATGAGCGCTGGCGTCCCGTAGTCGGCTTTGAGGGCTTCTACGAGGTCAGTGAGTTCGGGCGCGTCCAGTCGCTGCCGCGCAAGACAGCTACAGGCATCCGTGGCGGCCAGATCCTCAAGCCGTGGCTCACCACCACTGGATATCTGGCCGTAACGCTATGCAAGCACAACGTGAGATACCGCCGCACTATCCACCGGCTCGTCGGTGAGGCATTCATCGGGCCGCTGCCGCCTGGCATGCACACGCGCCATGGACAAAATGGCTCAGGTGATCCGGGCCTTGCGAACATCTGCTACGGCACTGCGGCCGAGAACGAGGCTGACAAGGTGCGCGACGGAACCAGCAATCGTGGCGAGCGGAATGGCTGCGCGCGACTGACGCGCGCCCTCGTTGAGGAGATCCGGTCACGGTATGCGGCTGGCGAGAGCGGAGGTTTGCTCGCTCTCGAGTATGGCCTGAGTTCGTCGCATGTCGGAGAACTTGCTCAGGCGGCCTGGGGGTTTGAGCCAGTGGTCCGTGTGGCGCAGGGCCACATGCGCGGTGAGCGTCAGCCGAACGCGAAACTGACTGAGGAGATCGTCAGGGAGTGCCGCCGGCGCCGCTCTGAGGGTGCCACGTATGCCGCGCTAGCGCGGAGTTTCGGTGTGACCAAGGCCGTGATGCGCGAGGCCGTGATCGGCATCACCTGGAAGCACGTGGCCTAGCTCATGAAGCCGTTGTCGATCAGGCGGTCCACCAGCAGGTTGAACTGAGCGGTCACCTGAGGGAGGGTGCTGGTGGTGTCACTGACCCCGGCCATCTGCGACAGGCCAGACAGGAAGGCGGCGTTGCTGAGTGCCATGCTGGACACGGTTGCCGCGAGGTCGTCGATGCGCTTCTCGTGGGCCTGGAGCTTCGCGTGCAGTGTGGCATTGCTGACCGCCATTGCTGCCCCCTTTATGCCAGTCTGTCCACGAACCATCTGGGGTAATAGTTCGCCCCGATCGCCGGGGCACCTTCCACCGCGTAGGCGAACAGCACGCAGTCGGTGCCGCCGTCTACCGTGAGCGGGCCACCGGACACGAACGCCGAGTCCAGCACCGACACGGCCTGCGTACGGTCAGTGGCCGAGCCGAGCACCCGCCCAAGATCCCGGTCCGGCGTCGGCTCATCCAGGTAATAGGTCACGTAGGACGTGGACGCCTCGTTGATGATCACCGTCTGGCCCTGGGTGTCGAGCAGGAGAACGTCCAGGAACCGGTCTGAGGAGTTCGTGTCGGTGATGCCCAGCGTGAAGTAGGCGTCGGTGTTGTCGGCGGCGATGTCCTTGCCCGGCAGCGTGAGCTCGCCGATGACCGCGATCCCGTTGACGATGTCCGTGCTCGGCGTGAACGTACGGCTCACGGACTGTGTGGACGACGGCCCGCTGGTGTACTCGTACTGGTGCAGCGTGATCGTCAAGGTTCTCGGTGACCCCGACGACGCCCACGAGTTCGCCACCGCCACGACCGTGTAGGTGCCGGAGAACCGGGCGTTCTGGCCGCTGACCTGGCTGGTCACCGCGTACTCGCGGCCATCCGGCGGGTCGGTGACGCTCGTGGTGGACACGAACGGGGTCAGGTTCAGCGGCGAGTCCGGGCCCGGCCGGTGCGCGACCAGGGTCTTGAACGCGGTCGCCCCGGACTGCTGGAACGTCAGGTTCAGCGGCGCGTGCGACGTGCCGACCACGCTGTGCAGCGTGTACAGCGACCCGCGCGCCGATGCCGCAGCACCCGTGGTGACGGGCTGTGCGGTCAGGTCGTCCAGGAAGACGTTCAGCCAGAACCCGGAGTAGTGCGACACCTTGATGTCGCATGCCACGACCGCGGCGAGATTGAACGAGCCGATCGACCCGGGCAGTGCTGCGGTGACCTGGTTCCAGGTAGGGGTCAGGTCCAGGCGCCCCACCGTGGACGACACGGTGGTGCCGAACGACACCGCACGCCCGGCCGAGTCCTTCAGCGTGAACGTGACCGTAGGGGTGACCGGCCCCGAGCCCCAGTAGTCCCACGCCTGCTCTGAGGAGAACCCGATCCACATCTGCAGCGACGTCAGCCCGGTCAGGTTCTTGCTCGAGAACGTGGCGTGGTAGGTGATGACCTCGCCGTTCTGGCCGTTGAAGGTGGTCGGGTCGTCGAACCCGTTCCAGTACGCCGAGTGGGAGCCGGTGATGTGAACGGTGGACGCTGTCCAGCCGGTTCCGCTGACGGTCTCGAAGTCGGTCAGCGTCACCGGGGACGCCGGAGGCGGCGGGATCCCGCCGCCGGTCACCGGGGAATCGAACGCGAGCCGCTGCGGTGCGTCGCTTCTGCCGTAGGGCAGCGCCTGGAACGAGATGGTGACCTGGGAGACCAGGGACCGGTCGTGCCGCACCGAGTAGGACACCACGGTCGGCAGGGCCCGGAAGCAGTCGAAGACGAGCGGCAGGCCGCTGTCGCTGGTCCAGGTCAGCGTCCACGTCTGGGCGTCGATGGTCTGCAGCAGCGTTTCCCGCGCCGCGGTGAGTGTGGCCTGGTCGGCGAGGTCGTCGCCCGTGGCCGGGACGGTGATCACGATGGGCAGCGTCATCGTCCGGTTCGACGCCCGGCGCCCAAATGGGCGCTCACCATCAAGTATTAATTCGCCTACTATGTCCGTTACCGGCTGCGGCGCACTGAAGTCGTAGCCGGGGGCAAGCTGGAAGATCGCCCCGGTGCACTGCGGCAGCGTGGACGGCTGGCCGAAACCGAGCAGCTCGATGGCGGAGGCGATCAGGAGCGAGGCCACTGGCTCACCCCCGCCACGTCATCTCGCGCTGAATGCCGACCGCGCGTAGGCGGAACGGCTCACACCGTTGAGCGCGCGGCCGAGGTGACCGCCGGTCTCCGCCGGGTTGGTCTTCAGCAGCGACACGATCTGCGACAGGTAATACTCGGTGCCGCTGCCGATCGTGGACCCCGCACCCGGCACCGCGGGCAGCCCGGAAACCGGCGTACCCGGCAGGCCGACGCCAGCCGACGAGGTAGCGAAGTTTGACCCGAACCCCTGGCCGCCTGGCGAGACGAACCCCGGCGCCGAGGGCAGCGACACGAGCTGCCCGCTCGAGCCCGTGCCGCCGAGACCGCCGCTGCCGCCTCCGCTGATGTCAGCGCCGCCGTAAGCGGCCGGAGGGCCCGGCAGAACCCCGGTGAACGTTCCCGCTGGCGTGGGCGCCGTCGAGGTGTCCGCAGCGCTCGTGTCATCCGCAGCCGTGGTGTCCGTCCCCGCGCCGCCGTACTTGGTGTCGTCCGGCTCACCGGTCAGCGACCGCAGCAGCTTGATCTCGGACTCAAGCGTGTCCTCGGACGCGGTCTGCTTCTTGCGGTAGGCGGAGATCGTCTTCTCCTGCTTGGAGATCTCGGCCTTCAGCGACGCCCGCTTGCCGGCGGACAGGCCCGGGTGCTGCAGCAGGTACAGTTCCTCGCGGTTCACCGGGGCCCGCATCGACTTCAGCTTCGCCGCGACCGTCTTCTTTAGCTTCCCCAGCTTCGTCACGTCGGCGGCGAGCCTGGCGAGCATGGCCTTCTTCGACTGGGTGGGGATCTTCGGCGCGGGACCGCCCTTGGGCTTCACGTCGGAGGCGATGAGCTTCTTCAGCAGCGCGATCTTCTTGGTGAGACCGTCTTCCTTCTTGGACTGCGCGTCGCGGTAGTCCTTGACGACCTTTTCCTGCTTGGTGATCTGCGCCTCAACGGCCTGGCGGTGTGACTTGGGCCAGCCGGGGTGGTCGAGCAGTTCCAGTTCCTCGCGGCTGATGGGCCTGCGCAGGACCGCGATGTGCGCCGTGGACGCCTTCTGCAGTTTCGCCAGTTCGTCCTGCGCGGCCTGCAGCGCCTTAGAGTCCCTGGCGTACTGGCCACTGCCGGTCCTGGGGTGGACGGCCTTGGGCGGCTTGCCGGTGCCCGCCGCGTACCCGGGCAGCCCTGGCATAGCGTGCATGAGCGACTCGGCGTGCGGCAGCACCGTCTCGCCGCCGTGCATGCGCACGAGCTCGGGACCTTCCTCGCCGACCCACGCCCAGCCCGGCGCCGCGCCTTGGCTGCCGCGGGCATACCAGCCGTACTTCTGCTCGTGGGCCCAGGCACCGGATGGCGATCCGTACCGGCCGGCGATGTAACCGAGTCCCCACCTGATCTGCGTTGCCGGGTTCGTGCGCCAGTCCGGGCCAGCAGATGCCATCTTGGCGGCTGGAAGGGACTGGGGGATGCCGTAAGCGCCGGAGGTGGGATTGGTGGCATTCCAGCGCCACCCGGACTCACGGGTCCACAGTTCGTTCAGCGCCGTCCAGTTCGCGCCGGTCCACCCGCGGGCCGCAGCCATGGCCTTGCCGAGCGTGACCGCCGCGCCCGACGACACGGCACCGCCGATCTGGCCTGTCAGGCCGCTGACCCAGTTCAGCACCGACGTGCCGCCGATCTTCAGGCCCGACAGGAGACTGTGCATGATGGCCTTGCCTTCGGGGACCAGCAGCTTGCTGTCCACGCCGATCGGGCCCTTGAGGCTCTTGATCACGCTGCCGATCTTGGATATCCAGCCAGCCACCGCATGCCAGGCGTCTTTCATGCCCGACCACAGCCCGGAGATCACATTGTGGCCAGCGCTGACCAGCCAGTGCCCGGCACCGGAGAATGTGTCCTTGATGTCACCAGGCAGGACACCGATATGGCCCATGAGGGTGTGGATACCGCTGACGGCCCGGCTGACGGTGTTCTGCCAGATGGCGTTCCACGCCGCTGCGGCGTCATGCCGTGCCCCGGTCAGCGTGGACGCGATGTCTCCCCGCAGCCCGTCGAACTGGGACGCCGCGCCGTGACGCAGGCTGCTCACGGTGGACGCGACGTCGTGACGCATGTCATCGAACCGGGAGGCGGCGGTGTGACGGATATCAGCAGCAGCCGAGGCCACGTCGTGACGCATTCCGTCGAACTGGGACGCCACGCCGTGACGCGCGTCTCCAACGGCGCCGACCAGGGTGCTCCAGCCCTTGGATGCGGCGTGCGGCAGGGACTGGGTGAGCCAGTTTTCGACCGGATCCTGAACGTACCGCAGCCAGCCGTTATTCACTGTGGCCCAGCCTTTAGCCAGTCCCGCAGCGGCCGAGTCGTTCAGGTGCGGCAGCGTCTTGGCGAAGAAGGTAGTCACCGACATGACGAAGTCCTGGAACGGCTTGAACAGGATCGCCTTCGACTCGAAGCCGCCAAAAATCTGCGGCATGGCGTTGCTTGAGCCGAGCAGCGGCGAGCCGCTCTGCTGCAGGGCTCCGCTGAGACGCCCAGCACCGGTCCCGGCAGGCGCGAGGTGATCACCAGCGGCCTTGATGACCGCCCCGAGGGCTATGCCCCAGCCGATGGGGCTGAGGATCCCTGGGCTGAGCCCGGCCCTTGCCAGCAGCCCGCGGAGGCCCGTGGCGCCTGCTGCCCCCCCGGCGGCAGCCTCACCCCCGCCTGCTGCGCCCGCAGTCCCGGCGGCGCCCCCTTCTGCGCCTGCGCCCGCCATTGTGTCCGCGGCCCGCTGCATCGCCGCGGAGGCCTCGACCATGGTGTCAGCGGCCTTCTGCATGCCCGTCGCAGCGCCGAACTTGCTGCCCAGATCGATCTTGCCGCCGGTCAGCAGTTTCAGCAGCGCCGCAGCGCCCTGGCCGGCCCAGTTGATCGCTACGGAGATGATCTTGCGGCCGGTACTGAACTTCGAGATCAGCAGCAGCGACGCCGCCACATCGGTGACCGGGGCGACGATGGACTTGGGCAGCCGCGCGAGCAGGCCGAAGAAATCGGACAGCACCTTCAGTTCGGTGATGCCGCCAGCGCCAAGACCGCCGCCAATGTTGACCAGCGCCTTGCCGAAGTTGGCCAGGAACTGCCCGACCACGGGCCCGTTGATGTGCAGCCAGGCCAGGAACTGCTGAACCTCAGTGCGGGACCGGTCCGACTGTGCCCATGACAGGAACGAGCGGCCCATTTCGGAGATGCCACGGTCGACGTCGTCGATCAGTGGCTTGAACTGGGGCAACAGGATGATGAAGCCGTTCAGGAAGTTGAGGACGCCGCCGCCAGCCGCTCCCACCACCTGGGAGCCTTCACCCGCGATGAACTTGGCGAACGTGCGGAACTCGCCTGAGTTAACCAGGGCGCGGAAACTGTACCCGAGTCCGCCGACAACGGTGCTGACGTCCTTGATGACCGGCTGCAGGAAGTGCATTGAGTCGGTGATCGCGCCGAGCCACGGCTTCACGGACAGGGCGATAACCGGGGTGACGGACTTCCGCAGGTCATCCCACTTCTGTGACAGGTCACCAATCTGCTTCGACAGGGCAACCTGTGCGGGAGACATGCCCGCATACGCCTTGGCGATGGCCAGTTGCTCGGCCTTGTACGCCGTGGCCTTCTTGGTGCCCGCTTCGATGGCGGCGTTGTAGGCGGTCTGCGCCTTCTCCACGGCCTTCGCGGCAGTGGATGCCTGGCCCAGGACGCCTTTGGCGGTCAGCCCGTAGGCCGCGAGGGCGCCACCGCCAGCGGTGAACGCACCGCCGAGCGCCGCTGCCGCGCCGGTTGCCACGCCGAGCAGGCTGATCGCCGGGGGCAGGGCAGCGACAATGCCGGTGGCCAGCAGCGGCACCCCGCCAAGACCCTTGCTGATCTTCGAGCCGAGGGTCTCGAACTTCTTCGAGGTCCGGTCGATGTCCGATTCAGCGGTCTTGGTGTTGACCTTGAGGGTCGCGGTACTGGTCGTGTGGCCGAACTTGTCGGCCTTGGCCTGGGCCTTGTCAATGTCCAGGATCGCCGGCCTGGGGTCGGCCTCCAGTTTCGCCTTGTACGGGTCCTTGGCGAACTTCTCCGCGTCGGCCTTGGCCTGCTTCAGGTCGCGGCTGAACTGATCCTTGGAGACCGTGAGCCGGGCGGCGATCTCGCCAGCGTCAAAGGAGATGGCCGCCACCTCCCGCCGTGCGGCGCGGTGGAGTGCGATGATTACCGGGTGAGCATTCGTATTGACGGACCGTCACTGGGCCCCGTGCACACCACGGTCTGGTCGTCAGGCAGCCGCGGGCACTCGCGGCCGTGGGCGCTCCTGCTGGTGCTCCCCGTCGCAGCCCTGGCGTGGAACGCGCTCACTTATACGTGGGTGGACGTCACGCTCGCCATCCTGGCCGTGCTCGGCGTCTTCGGCTGGCTCAGCGAGAGGGTGCAGCGGAAGCCTGCCCCATAGCCGCCTCGAGTTCGCCTCGCATCGCGTCCACGTCGATGACCATGGGCCGTTCCGGCAGATTCGCCACCTCTGGCGCGGGCTCGGCAGGCCCGAACCCGAACTCCGGGTCAGGCACCGACGCGTCGATCTGGATCACACCCTCGGCGGCCAGGCCCTCGAGGTGCAGGCGCTTGACCGGCCACGGCAGGTCATCCCACTCGTCTGGCGCGTAGTTCAGGTAACGCCTCACGGCATGCAAAATGAGCCGGCGGCTGGCAGCGGCGGGGTTCAGCCCGCCGCTGTCCCACCGCCGGCTTCTGCTTCCGGGTTTATCTCATCCCGCAGCCACTTGTAGAACGCGTTCCGCACCCGCGGAGGGAGTTTCAGCAGTTCCGCCACGCTCGGCTTGCCTGAGCACAGGTCCGCGTACGCCGCGGCTTCGTCGGCGGCGTAGGAGACCAGCGCCTCAGACTGGCCTGCCTTCTCGATCGCGGCGAGACGGTCGTCGAGGGTGGCGTCGTCGTCCAGATCCGGGGACGCCTGGACGATTTTGCGCTGCTGGATGACTTGCTGGATCCCGAACAGCCGGATCTGCTCGTCGGACGGTTCTTTGATGGTGCCTTTGCCCGCCCTGAAGTGCGTGAAGTCGTAGTCCAGTGGCTCGACCACGCTGGCGGCGTCGAATTGTGCCATGCGGCATCCCTGATGTTGTCCCGCGCTGGGCAGTCAGTGAGGGTGCGCGGGGTTCCCTCTGACGGGCTACGCGTGCGCCACGCCCGTGCACTTCTGCTCCCATGGCCACCGTTCGCAGCGCGGGCAGCGGCCCATGGTGGTGGTCTGGCCAGTGGTAGCGGGCGGCACTGCGGTCATGTCGCCGGGTATGGCGGTCATCGGTCAGGCCCCTTAGCTCGTCGCCACGGCTGTGAGGTCCACCCAGACGATGGACGTGAACAGGCACACCGCGTTGAACGTGGTCGGGTACAGCCGCTGGGCGGCGGCGCGGCGGTACGACGTCGCCACCGTGCCCGCAGACATCACCGCCGGGATGGACAGCACCCGGGCGAAGCCCAGCTGGTTCTTGCCCACCACCGCGAGCGCCATCTGCGTGAACTGCGTCGACAGCGACAGCACCGACTTGCCCGGCTGCCCCGCACCGGCCGCAGTGACTGCGATCGTGCCCGCGTTGCCGTACGCCAGGTTGATGTTCGCCAGCGTCTCCTCGGACAGGTCCAGCGACACCTGCATCGTCGCCGAGTCCACCAGCGTCTGCACCGGGGTGGGCTGCTCCTCGATGCGGATGTCCACCGTGGACGGGTTGAAGTTCAGCGACACGCCCTGGTCGGTGGCGCCCACGTAGGACCAGCCGCCGCCGGTATACGCCGACCCGACACCGAGGCTGGCATCAGCAGGCAGCGACGTGCCGACCGTGGCCGTGAACAGGAGCGCTTCGCCGACGACCACATTGCCCGGCGTGGGCGACACTGGCGACCAGGTGAGAGACGGCATATCAGTGCTCCTTCAGGCTGATCCCGGCGAGCCATGCGGCCTCTCGGGCACGTGCGACGGTTTCGGGACCGAACTCGGCCGGCTCGGTGGTGATCACCACGTCGTCGACGGTCAGCGACCCGGCTGGAGGCTGCACGGACAGGACCACGGGCTTGTCCGGGACCGGGAACAGCGGATTCGCCGGTGCCGCTGGTGCCGTCTGGCGCACCTCCGGGCCGGTGGCGGCCTCGGGCTGGCTGATCTCAGCGCCTGCGTTGCTGCCGATCTGCGGCGCTGGAGGGGTCTGGGTCTCGGGTGCTTCTTCGCTGCGGGCCATCAGGACGCCTGATCCATCTCGTAGAGGGTGACGGTGACGTTGGTGTTGGTGCCGGACAGGTCGAAGTACGTGAACCCGGTCCCGTCCAGCGACGTGAAGTCGGACGGGGTCCACGGGCCGAACAGGTAGTTCGTGGATGCCGACAGGGCCACCGTCTTGGCGGTGACCGTCTGGCCTTCGACCTTGCGGCCGAAGTTCTGCACGAGGTTCCCGGCGCCGCCCGAATCGACGTAGATGGCGATGAACATGCGCCCGTTGTTGAGGAACTTGATGCCGGTGTTCGATCCCACGGTCTGCACGCCAGCAGTGGGCAGCACGATGCCCGTGGTGCCGGGCAGCGAGACCGGGCCGGTGAGTGCCAGGTAAGTCACGGCTAACCGCCTTCCGTATGGTCTGGGTCAGGCGGTCAGGTCTGGTCGGGCACGCGCTTGAGGAAGTCTCCGGTGACGCCGAGGGTGACGCTGGTGCCCGTCACGACGTAGATGGCGGCGCGGAACAGGTTGCCCGCGAACGCGTTGACGACCGTGCTGTACTTCCCGACCACTGGAGTGGTCCCGGCGGTGAACAGCGCCTGATAGCCGGGGATCGTGGTCGAGGACGGGTAGCCCGCGGCGGCCAGCGTGGTGGCCGAGTCCGGGTACCACGTGGTGCCGCCGTCCGGCGAGTTCTGCAGCAGCACCGCCACCAGGCCCGTGGTGGTCCACGTGCCTGCCTGTGCGGTCAGGTTGATCCGCAGGATGGCCTTGTCGAAGTCCGACCCGGCGAAGGTGTGCGTGCCCGTGGTCAGCCCGGCGCTGCAGACAGTGCCGGAGTCGATCAGGGTCATGGTGTCGGTTTCCCAGCCCAAAATTCGGCCCTCCAGGTGAAAGAGGGCGTAGGCCACCCTCGGGAATGGTTCTGCGTGAAGTCAGCGGGTGCCCGCGTAAGCGAGGTACGTGCAGGTGAGCTCGAACCTGAGCCCGTCATCAGGGCCTGGTGCGAGCGGCGTCGGCGCGGAGCCGAGACGGTGGACGTGGATGAGCACCGTGCCGTCCGTGAGCGTCACCGGGAACGGCGCCGAGAAGATGAGCGAGTCCAGGGCGTAGGCCAGCCGTTCCGCCTCGCCAGGATCGTCCTGAGGGCCGCGGACCCGTGCCTGGAACGCCGACGCGTCGGCGGCGCCCTCGATGATGTAACCGGGTCCGGGGACGGCGGTGAGGGTGACGAGCCGGTCGGGTTCCTCGAGGACGTACGGGCCGGGGACGAGCGGTGCGCCGCGTTCCTGGTCGGTGTCCCAGCCCAGGCCCGTCAGCCAGGAGATCAGCGACGTCGTGGGGACGGCCATCGCTCACCGCCCTTTAGGTGCGGTGACGGATGACGTTCAGCCCGGACGCGGTGCGCTCACCGTGGTAATGCCCGGACAGGGCGTCGCGGGCCTTGTCCTTGGCCTTCAGTTCTTCCTTCGACAGCCTGCCGACCAGCGGCGGCCGGTCGTAGATGGTCTCGCCGTCGTCGGTGACCACCGGGTGGCCACTGCCCCGCAGGTCGCCGAACTCAACCGGCGCCAGGCGGGCGACCTCGCCGGACAGGTGCTCCGCCGCGGAGATCATGGCATGCTGGCCGCCGTCGTCGAGCACCTTGTCCGCGTACTCCTGCAGGTAGCGGTCGCGGTTGTCCATCAGCGGCTGGGTCAGGTACATCGCCTGCCCGCCACGCGGATGCTTCAGGTCCAGGCCCTGGTGCTGGAAATGTGCATAGACCTGATTTACGGACACAACGGCTTCAAGGTCACCCGAGCCGACCTTGTGCAGAAGCTCGTCGATCCGCGAGCCGAAGTCACCAGCCATCGGGCCAGAACGCGCCGGACAGCGACGACCCGGCCGCACCCGCAGGCTCGACCACACCCCGCGGCGACTGCGTGACACCCGAATCCTCGCCCGTGAACACCCGCGGCACCGTGTTGATCGCCTTCCCCGCATCATCCGGGGCCACGTCCGGCACCCCCGGATCTGCTGAGATCGTCCCCGACGCCAGCGCCGTCAGCGTCGCCATCGCATCCTGGTAAGCCAGCAGCACCGGGTCCAGCGGCGACGCGAACGCCTTGTTCTTCCGGTAGATCATCGTCGCGTAGTACACCGCGACCGGGACCGTCACCGAGAAGATCAGGTCCGGCACCGGCACCGGCCCGGAGGCGTCGTCGGCGAAAACCTCACCCGCGTACGACGACACCTTCGCCGACGCCCGCACGATCGCCGAGGTCAGCTGGTCGTCGGTCAGCTGGGCGCACGTTCCGGTGCCTTCATCAGTGCCGTCCACGGCCTCACGGACGTCGGCAGGGGTGCAGTACGTGACGGACACCGCGACCCCCTCGCGTCAGCTAGTTGCTGCTATTCGAGGTGAGCTCGTATGTCCCTGCATTCGAGACGGTGTACGAGCCCGGGTGGCCGCCACTGATGGTCGGCGATGTGGTCGTGGTCGTCGAGCCGTAAGTGATCACATACGGAGTCACCGGATACGTCGGCAGCGGCGTGAAGTGGTAGTGGAAGCAGCGGCAGCCACCGCAATGATGCACGGCCTGCTGGGCAAGCTGCTCGCGCAGTTCCCCTACCGCCCTGGTCAGCTCGGCGACCTCATCGCGCAGGCGCCGCTTCTCGCTGTCCATGTCGGCAGCCTCCTACTTCTTGCTGTCGTCCGGCTTGGGATCCGGCTTCGGGTTCGGCTGCGGGTCGTTCGCCTCCGGCGCGTTCGACGCACCCGACTCGATCAGCCGTGAGGCACCAGCCGGGTCGGGCAGCGCGTCAGGCGGAGGCGCCGGCGGGTGGCCGAACAGGTCACGCGCCGTGATGCGCGGGTCCTCGCCGTCCTTCACCTTTGACGCGGCACGGATCACCGGCACCTTGTGGCGGGACATGAACCGGTCAGCCTCGGCCTTGTCGAGTTCGACCGTCTCGCCGGCGTGGACGAGGTAGGCGACGCGTTCCTTCTTGCCGTCCGTGGCCTCCTGGACGCGCTCGCAGGACAGGTTGGTCAGCGCTACGTAGAGCGTCATTTGTTCTCCTCAGAGGGCATCGTCTGGCGCAGGCGTTCAAGTTCGGCACGCAGCCGGGCGTTCTCGGCCAGCAGTTCGCCGTAGGCTGCGTGCGTCATCATCTTGCGCCGGTTGCGCTGCTGCGCCGGCCTGGTGGCCCACCGGCAGTTCTCCGGGGAGTACGGGCCATCGTTGTCTATCCGGTCGAGCGTGTGATCAGCGCTCGGCTTGGGCCACATGTCGGCGATGAAGTTCGCCAGGCCGTCAGGCCCCTGCCACCTGTCACAGACCGTGATCCCACGGCCACCGTAGTTGCCATAGCTCGGGCTGGTCGGCTTGGTGCAGCGGGCGATCATCGAGTACCAGGAATTCGCTGCGGGGTGTTTCCTGAGCCCGTGGAAGGTGCCGACCAGGCAGCCGCATGACTGGGAGGTTCCCTGCCTGAGGCTGAAGGCGGCTACCCGCTTCTCCGTGCCGCAGTCGCACCGGCAGAGGATCTTGTCTGTGCAGATGCGTGCGGGTTCCAGGGTCAGCCAGCGGTCGTGACGCTCGCCTGCCGGCATGTACGGCGGCCGGGCAGTTCCCGGGGAGCCGAAAAGCGTATCCTGCATAGGTGGTGCACCGCCTGAATCGGTGTGTCCACGACCCCCGTCCCTGTTACTCGCCAGTGCAGGTGACGGGGGTCCTTACATCGAACAGTCTAGCGGAATACCGCCTGGCACTCGCGGATATCGCGCCGTCCGGTCTGCCCGATTCTTACAGCCCTGACAGCAATACGATGCTTAGGGGCTGGTCGAGCCCTATGGCCGATGCGCGCTGAGTGTCCGATCTGAACGTCTTGCGCGGCTCATCCCGGTATAGGGGACCGGCTGTAAAGGGAACTTCGTCGGCGATGAACCCGGCTCGCTGGCGCTGCATCACGATGGCGTTCCCGGACGGGATCTGCCGCGACACCAGCGTGTCGAGACCCATGATCTTGTTGGGCAGAACCCCGGTGTACTGAAGGTTCTCGCTGGCGATATCACCGATGTAAGGCGCCGCGAACGCGCTTGACTGGATCAGCGTGTTCTTGGTGCCATGCGACACGATCAGGGTGTCCGCCTCGAAGCCCAGGTACTGAGTCACACCCAGCGGCGACGTGATTGAGGCGTTCTCCACCAGGTAGATCGCGTTGGCGATGTCGGCCCTGATCGTCGCGTTGGACGAGGCCCACGCGTTGCTCACCGCGAGGGTCTGGATAGATGAGTTCGCGATGACAGCGCTGAAGAAGGCCTGGTTCCACGAGTACACCATCGTGTTCTTGACCTGCATGAGCTGCCGGGTCACCGGGTCCACGACCTGGCGGCGCCGCATCTCATCGGACACCATGATCGCCATGGCGCGCTCGTGCGCCAGGACCACCCTCGGGATGCCGACCGAGGTGGGCACGACCGGGACCTCACCGAACTCGGCGCGGATCTCCGGCAGCGAGTCGGCATACAGCGGCGTTGATTCCTCGTACCGCACGGCGCCGGACTGGGTCATGCCAGCGTTGCGCAGCACCGCGTCCACGATGAACTCGTTCTTCGTGATGTCGAGGATGTACTGCGGGATGGTCAGCGGATCCTTGAGCAGCGAGTCGACTGTGATCCGCGGGCCGTCGAGGCTGCTGTAAGCCGGAGTAGGCACGGTGTTATCTCCTTCGTTTCCTGTGTCCGGCTATCAGCCGAAGATCCTGGCCCTGGCCACGGTGGAACCGGAGGCGACACCACCGGGCTGCGTGCAGCGGCCGATGATGTAGGCCGGGTGGGTGTCGGAGCCGTCGACCCATGGGGTGACCTGGCCCGACGCGGCTGTCTTGAGCAGCTGCCCGAACGTGGCCGAGGCGGCGTAGGTCACGAGCATGTCGCAGCCGTGGGCGACCGAGACGTAGTCGCTGACGTACGAGATGTCGAGCAGCGGGGCACCGCCGGCGAGCGAGTCGGTGCTGCTGGACTGGTCGGGGACCGGTGCCGCGTTCGTCGTCGCGACGCCGAGGACGTTGATCGCGTTCGCGCCGGCGGGTGACACGGTGGTCGCGCTGGAACCGTCAGCGATGACCAGCTGGCCGGCGGTCACGGCAGCGCTGACCTGGTAGCTGTCGGGACCGAGCTTGTAGTGCTGAGAGCCTGCCATCAGTCGTTCACTTCCTTACGTGGTGGTGGCGGGCAGTCAGCGCACGCCGGTCATGGACTTGAGCGCGGCGATGGTGGAGTCGCGCTCCTCAGCGCGGGCCTGCTCGTCGGCTTCGGACAGGTCACGCCCGGTCGCCGACCCGGCCTCCACTGAGAGGTCGAGCATCTTCGCGGTGCGCGCGAACTCGGTCAGCACGTCGCGGACGACCTTCCCGGCGTCGACCGTGTCCCCGTTCGACAGTTCGACGGTGCGGTCGGCGCCCTCAAGCAGCGAGCGGGCCAGGTCGGTGATCCTCGGGGGCACGCCGTGGACGCGGGCGAGGGTGTCGCGCTCCTTCTCGTAGGAGGCGGCGTCGAGCTGGCGCTGCATGACGCGCACCTGCTCGGCGGTCTCGTCGGCGCGGGCGTTGGCGAGGTCGATCGCGGCCTGCTGCTCAGCGGTCAGCGCCGCGCCGGCCAGTTCGCCGTCCGGCACTTCCTCGGCCTTGGCGCTGTCCTCGTCGTCGTCGAGGCTGGCGAGCAGGTCGTCGAGCTCGGCGTCGGTCAGTTCCCCGTCGCCGTCGTCCTCCGCCTTCTTGTCGTCCTTGTCCGCCGCGGCGGGGGCGATCAGGGCGTCAAACTCGTCATCAGGCAGGTCGAGCAGCTTCGCCAGCCGCGCTTCCTGAGCCTCCGTGAAACCCATACCCGTCTCCTTCTGGTCAGGGGCGTACTGGTGATCTGTCAGGTCGATGACTTCGCCGCCGCCGTTCGCGGCCTCCACGGCTTCCCAGCCGCGCATGCCGGTGATGCGGGGGTCGAGGGTGCCGAGGACGTGCTGCAGGGCGCGGGAGAAGAACTTGCCGTCCGCCCGCTGGTACTGCTCCACGATCCGCGCCGACACGCCGAGCTGCGGGTTCTGCCGCAGGAGGGCGTCGCCTTCTTTGGTGGCGGCGACGATGACGTCCAGGCCGTCGTCGGTGAGTTCCAGGGCGGCGATCTCGCCGCGGAACCGTTCCGGGTCGTTGCTGTGGGAGTTGTCCCCGGGCGCGATCTGGAACGGGACCTGGTCGTAGGCGCGGGACCGGAACGCGTTCGCGAGGTCGGCGAGGTATTCGCGGGTGAACGCGATCTTGCGGCCCTTGTAGTCGATCTCGCCGACCGGGAGGAGTTGCTTGCGCCAGATGCGCTTGCCGCGGGGGCTGGCGTTGCCGCGGTCGTAGGGCGTGAGCAGCGCGGTCACCCGGCTCACCTCCGGCTGTGGCATTTGGGCGGTCACCGCCGAGGCGTCGCGATTACAATGGGAAGCATGGGAACTACCGAGAGTGGCCGCTTAGACCGCCCCGGCCTCATCGAGACCGTCGACAGTTACCAGCAGGCCGATGCGCGGCGGCAGTTCTGGGCGGCGGCCGTAGTCAAAGCGGGGTTACAGGACCGCTACGGCGTGTTCGTCAGGTCAGTGCGGCTGTCAGAACGGCACCGCGCGTTCGGCATCTTCGTGGACGCGCACACTGCCTAGGCCGCCTTAGCCCTGGCGTGCTTCGCGGCGGCGCGCTTGGCCAGCGCCTTCGCCTGCGCGGGCTTCATGCCCCGCCTGACGAGCTTCTTGTAGATCGTGGCTGCCACGGGTGAGGGCTTGGAGCCGCCCATCGTGGTGATACGCGGGCCGTCCATCGAGGACGCGACCGGCGTTGTGCCCGCGAGGTCGAGGGCCAGTTGCTCGCCGTCGCTGGTGTTCTGCATCGCCCACGTGCCCTTGACGCCTTTGGCGTTCGTCGCCTTGAGTTCGCGGGCCCGCTTGCGGATCAGGGCCTTGAGAGCCGGGCGCTTGGATGCTGGCGCGCGGCCCACCGACCGGATGGCCTTCTTCAGGTAGTCCACGTTCGGAACCGGGAAGCTGCCGTCCGGAAGCGCCTGCTTCTTCGCGGCGAGCTTCTTGCGGCCAGCGGCACGCTGAACCGGGGGTGTCTTCACGCAGCCTCCAGACGGTCACCACGCCACGCAAACCCCGGCGGGGCCATCGGCATCATCCGGTGGGCAGCGGCACGCTGCGTGCCGTCCATGGCGTTGATCACAGCCGCGATCTCAGCGCCGGACGAATGCCGGTGCAGCGGCTCGCAGTGGTCGGCGAACTGGCCGCCAGCGGTCTTGCCAGCCGGCACACGGTAAGCCAGCTCAACCGCCGCCGTGTCGTTGCTGAGCAGCAGTTTCTTCGCCCGTGAGTCCAGCGTGGCGGCCCGCATCCGCAGCGTCGTGGCACGTGACCGCAGCGAGGCGATGCGCTGGACCACGGTCTTCTTCGCCGCGGTCTTCTTGGCCGTAGCCACCTTGTGCTTCGTGGGCAGGTTCTTCTTCGTGGCCGTCTTGCCCGCTGCTGCCGCTGCGGCCTTCTTCGCCGACGCAGCCGAGGCGGTGTGCTGCTTGGCGAGGGCGCGCGCCTGGGCGTCGAGGTCACGGGCCTGTGCCCGCAGCCCGGCTGCCTTCTGCCGCAGCGACCGTGCCTGTGCCTGCTTGCCTGCCATGCCGCCAGGCTTGACCGGGCCGGGCTTCATGAGCCCCGGCTTCTGGCCCGGCCGGGCAGCGTGACTGCCCGCCGCGTGCCCGGCCGGGGTCTTCTTGCCCTTCGCGGGCTTGGGCTGCGACTGGGTAGTGCCTGAGCCCTTCGGGGCGAACTGGCCGCCTGCCGGGCCTGACGCCACATGCGGGTGCAGGGCAGAGTTGAAGGTGCCCAATTCCACCGCCTCCGCGTCGTTAGCGTGGCTGTGGGCGGCTGCCTTGGCGGCTTCCCAGGCGGCGACAGCTTTAGCGGCTGCGGCGCGGACCTCGGGTGAGACCTTCCCGCCACCCCTGGCCCACCGCTTCACGGCGGCAATCGCCAGCTGGATGGCGTTCGACTCGCTGTGCCCGTTACGCATCAGGGCGCGAGCGATGTTCTCAATGTAGGGATCGAGCATGAGGCCGTGGATCCTGAACAAGCCCGGACCGCCCGGCTTGCCAAGCGGGTGGGGCACGGTGGACAGGGCCGGTGTCTTGGCGCTCACTGTCCCCCTACGGAATCAGCGGAGCGCCTTCAAACGGCGCCGAAGGGAAACAGCGGCACATAGGGTGCGTGGCTCCCGGATACCCGATAAGCGGCGGCCTGTCTGCCCTGAAATTCTTGTGATCGGCTGCGTAGCATTCGGCCGTGGTCCGCGAGTCCTTAACCGCGTTCCAGCCCAGCAGGTTCCCGTGCACCGACGCCGCCGAGTCGACCGCCGTAGCGGCCTGCACCCGCCGGTCCGACGCCTCCGCGTGCTGGGCGAAGTACCGCTGCTCGGCCCGCAGCGCGTCCTGCAGCGCCGCCATGACCGGCTCGCCCTTCGAGCGGGCCGTGTTCACGTCACGCTGCACACGCCTGCACGCGGCCAGGAAGAACGCACCAGACCGCATCACATTCAGGCTGGCCACGTAACGTCCGGCCGGGCCAAGCGGCTCAGGGGCCGTGTGGCCGCGTCCCAGCACCATCGCAGCGACGGCCTGGAGCGTGGACCCGGCGATCCCCGCGGCCTTCAGCGACGAACGGAGCGCTGCCACGATCGCTGCGGCGGTGACAGCGGTGGCCAGGACCGCCGTGATCTCAGCGGCCAGGCGCTGGTCGGAGCGGGATGGCGGCGGCTGCTCGGGCTGCTGGAGGGCCTGCGCCCGTGACACAGCCATGAGCTACTTGCCGCCTCCCGTGGGCGCGCTGGTGTTACCTGTCGGCGCGGGCGAGTACGGCGCGTTCAGGTCTTCGGGCTTGGCCTGCCCAGCCGCGGCCTTCACCGCCGCCTGGGCGACCTTCGTCGCCGCGCTCACACCGCCCGCCAGCTTGCCGATCGCACCTGCCTGCGCTGGTGCCATCCCCGGCGGCGGCATCGCCGCAGCCTGGGCTTCGCGGTCCTTGGCGCCCTGCTCCACGATCTGCGCCACGGCGTCCTCGTCGAGGTTCAGCACCGACGCGAGACGTTCGGTGATGAGGTCGAGGATGCCGTCCGGGATCCGCAGCGACGGGGCCACGGCCAGCGCCTGGAACAAGGTCACCAGCGACGCCTCGGAGTCGTCGGTCAGCGGCCCCGACGTCAGCTTCGGGTAGGCCGCGCCCTTGCCGTAATTCAATGTGATCAAGGGCGCGATCACATGGTGGGTGAACGATTCGGTCATCTCGGTGCTGATGGCCTGGCGGGACTTCAGGAAGAAGCTGGACTGGTCCTGCGACAGCGCCAGCGACCCGCGGCCGAGCGACGCCAGCGAGGACAGGCCCACGAATCCGGCCAGCACGCTCGAGGTCTGCCACGTCTCCAGGAACGTCAGCGCCTGGTTGAACTGGTCCGCACCCTTGCCCGAGGACTCGAGGATCTCGAACTTCTTGGACCCGTCTGGCGGGCGCTCGAAGGCGACGATGCCGGACTGCCGCAGTGAGGCGATGTCGTCGGCGTGGGCGTTGGCCTGCTTCTGGTTCTGCCCGTAGACGACGACCTTGGGCAGGGACTGGTTCTCGAGGTACTGATACCAGAGAAAAAGGAGCTTTAGCTTAGTTCGGTAACACCAGTACGAAAGCTCCAATTCGGACGTACCGGTGAGGGGAGCCCTGTGCTTGCCGTGGATGTAGACATACGACTTCACCTTCGGTATGTCCACGTAGCCTGGGATCTGCTGCTTGGTGATCTGCGGGCCGAATTGCCAGACTTGCTGCCTGAAACCGTCCTCGGCGCCCGTCTTGGGGTCGCGCTTCAGTTCGCACGTCGCGGGCGGCCGAAAGGCGAGCTTGTCATAGACGACCTTGCCCTGGTCGTTTATCTCCCAGCATTTTTCAAAGAATGCTTTTTTGTAGATCTGCGCCGCTGTCATCTGGCTGATAATCACACCGAACGGGATCTTCATCCCACCGCTGGTGGACGGTTCCATCAGCACCGAGCGGGCGAACTCGGCCTCACCGGAGTCACCCTTGGCGGGCGTGATGGTGTAGTCCGCCTGGCGCAGCGGCAGCGTGAGCACCGACTCCAGCGACGCGGCGGTGCCGTCACGCTGGAGCATGACAGTCATGTCCCTAGACGTGATTTCGCCGTAGTCGAGAACGTCCGTTCCGCCCGCATATGCGAAGATGCGCTCGTGCAGGTCGAACTGCGTGCCCAGTTCGCCCTTGAGGAGTTCGTTGCGGGTCTTGGGCTTCAGGTCGGGCAGGCGGATGACCTCGGCCGGCTCGGCCATCACGCCTCCCGGGCTAATTGCTTACTGCCACTTTCATTCCGGGGATGCCCCGGAGCGTGTTCGGCGGCGTGGTGTCGTCCACTGCTCCCGGATCGGCAAGGCGGATGGACCCGTCAGCGAGCATGCGCTGGGTGAAGGGGTTGTCCGGGTTCAGCGGCGCGGTCTTGCCTGCGGGCCAGGGCCAGGAGGCGCCCATGTTGCGGAGGCTCAGGTTGTCAGCCAGCGCGGTGTAGAGCAGCGGAGCGCCCATGCTCACCTGCCCGCATTTGCACCGGTCTGGCGAGTGTAACCCCGGGTTCTGGCGTAAGAACGATCTTGGTTCAGGCCCACGACCTGACGTTCTGGCGGTGCGGGCGCGGGTCCTCATCCACCGGGGCGAACGACTCCGCATCCCACTCGTCGCTGCCATCCCACTGCTCACCGTTCACCAGACGGCGCCGGAACGGCACACCAGGCGCGGTAGCCCGGCTGATCTCCCGCTGCACCTGCCACGGCCTCGCCGATGGTGCATGCGGCATGGACGTGACCGAGAACGCCTGGATCGCCGCGTCACCGTCGTCCGTGGACCGGCCAAGCCGCTCACGGATCGAGTCCTTCGACTCCACCGCGATCTTCCCGCCGGACTGCACCGACCACCCTGGTGCTGCGAGGTCGCCCAGGAGCATCTCGTCGTCGGGCAGGCACACCTGAGGGTCACGGGACGGGTCGAGCAGTTCCCGCAGGTTCCACCACGCCCACGACCGCGTGTTGACGAACTGGAACTCGCCAGACGCGTCGCGGATCTTCGTTCCCGCCGAAGCGTTGAACGGCTGGCACTCGCGGCCCATCTCACGCAGCCGGTCATACACCCCGGCGCCGATGCCGATCACGTCGACCACGGCGGTCAGCGGCTCGTCACAGCCATCCTGCGCGGCGACGACGCGGCCGGTGGTCTGCATGGTGTCTTCCTTGACCGACCGCCGCAGTTCGGTCAGGACCGGGCCGTGGCGGATCGCCAGGACGGTGCGGTCCTCGCCGGTGCGGGCCACGTCCACGCCCACCGTCTTCGGCCACGCACCTGTGTAGCGGCCGGTGCGGTCCCACTCATACCACCGCTCAACCGCGGCCTCAGCCCACGACAGCGGGATAACGGAGTCTTCGTCGCCGGCGTGGAACTCGCCCAGGACACGGTTAACGTAGATGGCGGACGCTTCGCCCCACTGGCGGGCGCGCTGTGCCGCCCAGTCCTGCGAGATCCGCCCGGCGGCTATGGCCTCGGCGAGGGTGACGTGGCGTGGTGACCAGTCCTCGTAGCCGGGACGGCGCTGCTGGATGTCATAGAACCGGCCCGCAGGGGCGCCAGGCGTGCTCAGGGCGAGCGCGAGCGCCTCACCCGTGCCGGAGAAGGCACCTTCGCAGGCGTCGAAGGTGCCTGCGGGGATGGCTTTCGACTCGTCGTAGATGAACAGCAGCGAGTCAGCGTGCGCGCCCTCGATGAGGGCCGGGTTAGTGCACGCTGCGGCGAACGCGTTGCCGTGGTTCAGCCGCATGTTCAGGTTCAGCAGTTCAGCCCGGGTGAACGGCTGGTCACGGACCTTGTCCCAGTGCAGCCGCCCGGCCCACTTGTGGACCTCGGGCCACAGGTACTGGATCAGCTGCCGCCACGCACCTGCGGTCGTGACCGCTTTCCAGTCCGCGCCTGCCGCGTCACGGGTCAGGGCGAACCACAGCAGCGTCACCGCGGCGATCGTGGACTTCCCCAGGCCGTGCGGGCCGCGTACCGCCATCCGCTTGGCCGAGGGCAGTTCGCCGATGATGTCCTGCTGGTAAGTGGTCAGCCCTTCGCCGCGCCAGTCAATGCAATCAGCGGCGAAGGCTAGCGGGTCGTTGTAGTAGCGGGCTACGCCCTTGTGGATCAGGGCGGCGCGGCGCTGCAGGTCCCGCAGGTACCGCAGGCGTTCAGGAGACGCCTGGACGATCAGCTGTTTCGGCTGCGGCAAGCTGGCCCTCCAGCCGCGCGATCTCAGCCTCGATCACGTCGGACGTGATGACCTCAACGCGGGTCTGCACGGGTGCGTCGTAGCCGAGCATGCGGGCCCGGCGTTCCATCAGCGACCGGATCCGGTCGATGGCGTTCAGCGCCGGGCCGGTGTCGAGGACGTCCTGCCAGATGCGGACCGGCTTGCCATGCTCGTCACGGACGATCTGGCCGTCCTCGTCGCGCTCGATGCCGACGCACCGGGCGACGACCCGGCCGCCGGAGATGGCGAGGTTCTCGGCTTCGAGCACTTCCCAGGCGATGGTGATCAGCCGGTCGATGCGCTCGAGGTCGAGGCGTTTGGCTTCGGCGACGTCTTCGGTGGCCACGGACTGGAATGCGCGGCCGATGGCGTCGTGGACGGCGCCGGGTGAGCCGAAGCCGAGCTCGTTGGCGATCCGCTGCAGGGTCCAGCCCTTGGCGCGCAGTGCCGCGGCGTCAGCGTCGCGCTGCGCGGTTTTGATGGTGCGCGCGAAACGACCGCCGCCGTCGCGGCTGCGGTCGTTTCGCTGCGCCATGTTTTCGTCAGGTGTGCGGTCAGGCAGACGGCGCGGCCGGGGGCGGCACCTCGGCACCCGCGGCGGTCACACCCGACGTGGCGGATGCCAGGTCGTTCAGGGCGCTGTTCACGCCGCTGAAGTCCAGCGACGGGTTGGCCTGCTGCAGCTGCGCGATCTCGGCCTGGACGTTCTGCACGCCGGAGTTGATGGCCTGGACGTCGGTCTCGATGTTCGCAGCGGTCTGGTCGAGCTGGGACTGGTCAGACATGACGGTGTCCACCTTTCGGTGCAGTACGGACAGGGATTCCCGGATGGCGGTGAGTTCGCACAGGATGGCGCTGGGCGGGTCGGGGTGGTGGTGATGCCAGGTGAAGCCCTCGGCCGCGCTCATGCGGCCACCGGCCTTGACGCAGCCTTGCGCCGCGGGTCCACGCCCGAGGTGCGCAGCCCGTTCTCGCGGACGGTCTTCTCCGCAGCGGCCACATCGTCAGGGTGGTAGAGCGGGTGGCCGCGTTCGGACAGGCCGCGGGCCTTGAGGTGGCCACGTGACACCCAGCAGCGGATCGTACCGGGACTGCGGCGGGCCAGCGTAGCGGCCTGGCTGGTGGTGACAAGGCCGTCTCCCCGGGTGATGAGCATGCTCACCTGCCCGGAAAAACCACAATGACCCGGAACCGTGTGGCTCCAGGTCATGGATGTGCTCGCGGGGTTAGTGTTGCATACCCTGATCTGCGCGTCCAGTCACGCCGCTGGTGAATTTCCGCGGACCCGGTCGATGTCCTCGCTGCTCACCGTCGCGGCGTAGAGCCTGGTCCAGGCGTGGTATTCCTGGTCGGTCAGCAGCCTGCCGCAGGCGCGGCATTCCGCGGCGTACTCGCTGCCCTGCTGGCGGACCAGCATCAGCATGTCGCACGCGGGGTCCGGGCATGGCACGTCGAGGCGCTCGGTCATGCGGGTCTCACCGAGCACCGAGCGGGACCGGTAGCGCAAGGCCAGGATCTCGTCGCCGGCGTCCGCGCCGGACAGGTCGACGGTCACGTCCGCATACCCCCCGGCGCGGTTGGTGCGCCCGTAGGCGCCTTCGGGGATGCGGGACAGGTCATGCAAAGGGTAACTGCGGGCCATCGGGTCGGCGGGCAGGGCGAGCAGGTGGTCCAGGTTGACGGCGAGGGTGCGGCAGAACCCGTCGACCATCCGGCCGTGATCGGGGCGGCGGCGCTGTTCCTGCGTGTCGGGCAGCACCAGCCCGGCGGCGAACCGCACCCGCTCATCCCACGACGCGAGGATGTCGAGGTGCTCGCGGAGCAGGGCGTCAATGTCGGCGCGCAGCGGCAGCGGCGCGGTGCGGGACATGGTGACCCGCTCGCTGGCCTGCCCCTTGTTCCCGAGCTCGCAGTGCAGCCGCACCCACAGTTCCGGGATGTCGCCGAGGGACCGGTACACCTGCAGCTGGCACTTGGAGCAGAACGTTTCCCGGGTGAGTGCCGGGATGATGACGCGCTCCCCGTCGTCGCCGATGATGACCGTGGACCCTGAGCACCAGGTGTCGCGGGCGCAGGGATGCTGTGCGGCGTCCCGCTCGCCGTGGTCGGAGTGATTCCGGTAGGAGCGGTCGGGACGGGGCACAGTCACCTCCGGGCGGCTGGGTGTTGCAGGCCATGGTAGCCACGGAGAGTAATGGAGGCGTTACAGCCTCAGCTGCGGAACATGCCGCGCAGGAAGAAGACCAGGGCACCGAGCAGGAGCAGTCCCGCGAAGCAGGGAGCGGCAATGGACCAGGCCATGAGGCTGAAGCCTAGAGGTCAGTTCTGCCGCCAGTTTTCCGGGCGCGGGTAGTTGCGGACGGACTCAAACCCCCGCCGCCATACGGAGCAGGTGAGGATCCAGAACGTGATGGCGACGTCCTGTGCGATCAGGGCGACGCCCACGATGCGGAGAATCAGCCCTGGGCCCGTGATGAGGAAGAAGAGGCCAGCAGCAGCCGGGCACGCTCCAGTGAGGATCCCGGCCTTCTCGCGGGAGTTCAGCTTTCGCCAGCCTCCGGCAATGCGCCGCGGGAGTCGCACGGTCACGGCAGTCACATTCCTTATCCTCCCGCAGCGTGGATTGGCGTGGGCGTCTCTCTCTTGATGCGGGTCACGGTGGACTCGGAGACCCCTGCCTTCTTGGCCACCTCGTCAAGCGGCATGCGCGGCGTGGCCTCCAGGATGGCCTTCACCTTCGCGCGTTTGCGGGCGGTCGCGCTGACGGTCTTGCGAGGCGTCTTCTGACGGGCCTTCTGACCGTCATTCTGCGCCTGGTCCTGACGGTCGATCTGACGGCGCTCGCGGCGCACGCTGACGGCCAGCTTGTCGCCTTCGGTGACGGCCCTGGTGACCATGTCCCTGACGGCCTGTTCCCACCCTCCGGTGACGCGTGCCCTGACGGCCTGCGTGGCGGCGCTGGTGACGGCGTCGCCGAGGCGGCCGGTGCTGATGGCTGAGCGCAGGAGTGACGGTGCCTTGCGGCGCCACTGCCAGCGGCCGTAGTGGGCGCGGGCGAGGTCGCGGGCGAACAGCCGGGCCTCTTCCAGTTCGACCGCCACCGGGTAGGAGGTGACGTTACGCAGCACCATCCGCTTGCGCATGCCCGGCGTCCGCCACGGCGAGAGCAGCCAGCGGGCCCGCGGGATGCGCACGGTCTCTCCGTCTCGCCGCTTCGCCAGTTTGCGCCATCGGGTCAGCTCGAGGAACACGATCCACAGCGCCGGCATGACGACGTGCAGGGCGCGGCCAAGCCAGTCATGGGCGGCAGCGCCGTGGGCGTTGACGTAGATGGTGAACGCCGCCAGCACCCAAGCCAGGGCGCGGGGCACGAGATCGGAGCGGTGGGCGTCGATGGCTTTGCGGGCTTCGACGATGAGGGCCAGGATCCCGACGTCGATGCCGAGTGGGTAGAGCACTGACCAGCCGGGCAGGCCGTGCTCGTGCGCCAGCTTGGCGATCGTCTGGAACGACACGGCGAAGCCGATGCCTGCCACGCCGAGCAGGAGCGGGTTGTCTGCGACGACAGCGCGTGCGTGCTTGCTCATGGAGGGCATCTTGACCGCCATCGGTGATCCTTTCCGGGATTTCCGGCTCAACTCGTGGTCAGCGTGACGTGCGGGCCAAACGGGACTACCGCGTCCTGCTCAGGCGCCGCCAGGCCGCCCACAGCGGCACCAGGGCAGCGCCGAAGAACACGAGCATCAGCCACACGTGAGGGGCTGCGGCACCCGTGACAGCCAGCATGGCGCCGAGAGCGATGAGGATCGCGGTCCACGCACGCCGCGCGCCCGGGTCGCTGCCCCGCATCTTCCAGATGAACCGCAGCCGCCTGCGGGCCTGGGCGCCTGCCAGCATGACCGCCGCCCACGAGGTCATGGGCAGGCCCTCGCGGCGCAGGATGCCGCAGGCGATCAGGACGGTGCCCGGGATCGTGAGGAAAGGCAGCCACGGCCACGTGTGACCCTGGGTCAGGCCCACAAGGCCGGTGAGGACACCAGCGACGGTCAGGAGCGGTCCTGCGATGAAGGACGCCACCACGATGCCGTCTGGCAGTTCGTGGCGGGCGGGGTGGGTGGTGGTCATGGGGGTCTCCTCAGGCGTGGGGAACGAAGGCGTGGAAGGTCAGCAGGCCGGTGGCCAGCAGGAACACCGGGGCGGCGATCACACGCTCAGGCAGAGTTCCGGTCGTGAATGCCGCAGGCTCCGGCAGCAGGTGATAGCGGCGCTTGGAGAACGGGAAGCCCAGCATGCAGCCCGAGTCCGTGAGCATGTCAGCGGCCACATGAGCTGAGCAGCCGAGCAGCACGGCGAGCGGTATCAGTGCCAGGCCGTAGCCGCGCCATATCACCAGGGCGGAGACTCCGATGGCCACGAGGTCGGCGGCGTGGCTGCGCAGGATCTTCAGCGCTTCGAGCATCCCGGAGACGCTGAAGGTGATGATGACCGCCAGGAACGCTTCTGCTGGCCAGGAGGGTAGGAAGCGGCAAGCGATCCATGCCAGCCCGGCGGTGACAGCGATGCCGAGGCAGGAGTGCGTCGCATGCCTGTGACCGCCGGTTGCCTTGCCGACGATCCAGGCGACTCCCCGCGAGAACAGGCCCAGCGACCGCGAGACCGAGGAGCCGCAGTGGTCGATGTCAGGCCAGAGGGCCAGCGCCCCGGTGAAGGCGGCAAGCGTGATGACGCCGCCGGGTGGCGCGTGCATGACGAAGCCGCCGTAAGCCGCCCCTATGGCAGTGCCGGCCCAGGTGTGGGTCGCTCCGAGGCACACCGCTCAGCCCTCCGGGTGGAGGCCCGGCGCGGCCAGTGGCGGCCAGCTGCCCGCGCCGGGCGTCTGTGGGTGGATATGACCCGGTTGGACTCTCCCCTCCTGGGAGTCCACGGGCCGCTCCCCTGAGTCCAGGCGGGAGTCCAAAATGGACTCCGGGCAGTCCAATCTGGTGTCCACTCGCGCGCGCGTGCGTAGGTGCCTACGGGCGGGCGGCCGAGTCCACGGGCTCACGGACGGCCTGCCGAGGCGAGCAGGCGGGAGTTCGCCTCACGGATGACCTCCAGCGCCGTCCAGACATCCTCGCCGGGAGCGGCCCGGTAGCGGCCCTTGCTGACGGCAGTCACCGAACCAGCGCTGACCAGCGCAGACAGTTGTGCCTGCACCCAGGAGCGGGACATCCCCGAGTCCTTCGCAAGATCACTAGGAGTGCGGCCATCCTCAGGTGCGGTCGTGACCAGCCGGGCGAAGGCGGCCTTGCGGCGCTCCATCTCGCTGGCGAGCTCGAAGTCCGTGGGGATCCGGGCCAGCGCCGACAGGGGAACGTCTGGCGTCTCCGCGATATCGGCCTCCACCTGTGCCGCCATCTCCACGGCGCTCTGGCTGGCGGGAGACGGCGCGGCGGGGGAGGGGGCAGCCGGAACCGGTGGCGGCGCTGGCGCCTGGTCCAGGCCCGCGCACTGCGGGGCGGCGGAACGGAACGCCTGCGGAAGCCGGTGCCAGCGCATGTCGTATGCCTCCTGATGATCATTCGCGTACAGCACCAGGGGAGTCCGCGACAGGGTGCTGTGGCGCCCGGCGATCTCCCGCACCAGTTCGTGTGGCATGTGCGGGCCGCGGGCAGCCTCGGACGCGGCCTCGGAACCAAGCTGGTAGTAGAACGAGCCCTTGACGTTGAGCCGTGACGGGTTGAGCTTCGCCCAGTCGGACAGGGCGAACTGGCCGTGACGGTCGTCGTTGACGGCGAAGCAGATCCGGTGCTCGAGGTTGCCGCGGGTCTGCTCGGTGCGGACCGACTCACTTAGGGCCCCGTGCTGGGTGAGGACGATCACGTACACCGCGACACCGGAGCCCATGGACGCGATGGCGGCGAGCAGGTTGGCGCACTGGGTGTCGCCCCGGGCCATCGACGTGACCTCGTGGGTCTCGTCGATGATGATGAACAGCGCCGGGACTTCCCTGGTGGGGCGCAGCTGCTCGCTGCCGTCGTAGGCATAGGTGGCGCGCTGCTGGACTTCGGCGAGGGCAACGGTCAGCATGAGCCGGGCCTCGTCGATGGTGGTTGCCACCCAGTCGAGCGCGGCCATCCAGGGGCGGGTGGCCCGGCCGCCCTTCATGTCGATCAGCCACGGGCGGGCGTCGGCGCAGCCGGTGATGGTGGCCAGGAACGCGGACAGTTCGTTGGACTTGCCGCCGCGGGTGCGGCCGAGGATGAACCAGTTGACCAGCAGGCAGACCTTCACCCAGTCGCCGGATTCGGTCTTGCCGATCGGGGCGGGCTCGCTGATGGACGCCGGGGCGAGTGCCTGGTCCCATTCGATGTCGTCGCGCAGCGGGTTCTCCCGCCGCAGGTGGTAGACCACGACCGAGGGATTGTCCGGGTCGACGTGGCCGCGGATCATGCCGTGCTTCACGTAGCCGCGCAGCGCGGCCTCGATCTGCGGGATGGCGTCCAGGAACTGCTGGCCGTGCTGCTTCCCGGCGTCCAGCTGCACCCGCAGGACTTCCACGTCGCGGCGGGGCTCGACGTCGATGACGCCGGAGCCTTCGCCGTGCCATGCGGGGCAGTGGTGCTGCCACCAGGCGTTCCACGACCGGACCAGGCGCACCGAGGACGAATGCAGGCGCTTGCGCTTGTGCAGCCACCACGGGATGCCCCAGGCCAGGGCCAGGACGCCCCCGGCGATCCATACTGGCTCGCTGAGCCCGTGGTAGGCGACGGCGGTCAGCCAGCCAGCACCGGCCAGCACGGAGCCGACCGCGTAGACCTGCTCGGCCGTGCGGTCCCACTTGTGCGGGGCGAAGAACCACACGCAGGCCAGGACCGCCGCGCCCGTGAGCAGGACAGGCAGCCTCCAGTGCTCAGCGAGCACGACCGCGGCAGCCAGGGTGGCCCCGGCGGGGACGGCCAGCAGCGGAACGGTGAGGTGACGGTGACGCCGTGCCCACAGCGGCACCAGCCACGTCAGCCGTGGCCGGCCCGGCAGGGACGGCGGGTTGGGCGGTGTGCTCCTGGGCATGGCGGGAACGTCCTCCTACTCGTGGTTGAGTTCGTCGTGGTGCGGGGCCTGCGTCGCCGAGCCGGCCAGTTCGCCGACGTTCATGGCGGACAGGGCGGCCAGGGCGGAGTCCGATTCCCCGGCCGAGGCAGCGGCGGCCTTGACGTGAGCGCCGGCCGTGGTCAGCGGCTCCCAGATAGACGCCGGGTAGCCCTGGTCAGGCTCGGACAGCCGCTGGCCGAACTGGGTCACGACCGTGCCGATGTAGTCCAGGGCCTCGGACAGCGTGTGGATGCCGCGGCGCTTGGACTGCAGGCCCCCGGCAAGGGACTGGCTGGTCAGCTGCTGGGCAGCGGTGAACATGTCCGAGGACACCCCGGACGATCCGTTCGCTGTGGTTGTCATGGGTGTATGCGCCCTTCCGTTAGTTGAGGCTGTCGGTGCATGGCCGTTGGTCTGCTGCGGCCCGTGGCCGTTCGCGGATGCCGGCGGGGTCACGGTGGAAGATCCCGGGGCGGCGGCGGGAGGCTGCACCGTCCCGGGATCGCTAGTGGCACGCCGGTCCCGGACGCGCTGACGGACGGCGGAGCCGGTACGCCCGAGCCTGCGGACCGCGTGACCGGGCCACTGGGAGACGTGCGTGCCGTTGGCCCGGCGCGCGTCGGAGCGGGCCCACCTGCGCTGCTGGCGCTCCAGCCACGCAGCGGCCTTCGCCTGCGAGAAGTGATGCGCCCTGATCTGCCGGACGCTCTGGCCCGCGCTGGCCGCTGCCTGCTTCCCCTTGATGCGGGCGCTGCCAGCAGCGCGGCGGGCACCAGGCGTGCCGTTCGCAGCGACCTGCTTGAGGACATGGCCGCCATAGACTGCCGTACCCGCCATGATCAGGACGCAGATGAGGATCGCCAGTGCAAGACTCATTGGTGGCCGCCTTTCCTAGCCCGCCAGCCACGCGCTGACCGAAGCCGCGAGCGCCTGGCCGGGAATCGTCGTGGCCACGTACACCTGGTGGATGAAGCCCCCGGCGACCATGGCAAGCACGATGGGGACGACGATCGCCGTCAGCGCGGCACTCGGCGACGGGGCCCAGATCAGCGCGACCACGGTCCCGGCGAGCATGAACAGCGCCAGGATGACCACGGCGGCGTTGATCAGGCCCGCGTACTGGCCGCCGACCGTCGTGGTGGCCCAGCCCACGGCACGCGCCGCGACCGAGCCGAGGCCTGCGGCGGCGAGGACTGAGCCGCCGCAGTACATCAGGATGATGTTCAGGCGCCCCAGCCACGGGTGGGTCATGGACGGCAGGTGGCTCATGTGCTTGGAGATCACCATGGCCACGGCGATCGTGATGATGCCGATCACCGATGAGGCGATAGCGGCGATGATGGTCATGGCCGGCCCCCGTTCAGCTCGGTGTGGACCGGGGCCTGATGAGGTGACGAGGCCAGTTCGCCAACGCTGGTGTTCAGCAGCCCGTCGAGTGCGGAGATCGCCTCAAGGCAGGTGCGCCCGGCTGAGCGGATAGCCTCGGCGGCCTGGTGCACGGGGTCGCTGATCTCCGGGCCATATCCGGCGTCGATGAGGTCGTTGCCCATCACCGACACGGCGTTGCCGAGGAAGCCCACCCCATCGGCGAGCGCGTCAAGGATCTGGCGCTTCAGGTGGATGTCACCGAGGCCAGATACGGCAATCACTGCGTCGGCAGCGTTGTCAAGCGGCTCGAAGACTGAGGGAAGGCGGGTCATCAGGGCCTCCGTGATGGTTGCGCGTCGGTGATGACGCGGACGGTGACCGGCTCACCGGAGATTGCGTACGGGGCCTCAATGGCCATGTCGGCGTGAGCGGGCTCAAGCACCGGGGCGGCCGGGCGCAGCACCGTTGCCTGTGCCACGGCGTGCAGGGCCGCACGCTCGGCCGGTGCCGGCATGCCGGGACGCCAGGTTGACGAGGTGGCCATCAGGTACCCGAACCAGGCGGTTCCGGCGATCGCGGCAGCAGCAAGGACGCCAATGAGCAGGTGGACCACGCCAAGAGCGGGACCGCCGATCACGGCGCAGGCCACAGCCGCAGCCGCCACGGCCACGCCAGCGAGCCAGCGCAGCCCCCTACGGCGCGAGCCACCGGACGTGATCACGACCGTCTCCGGGCGCCTGAAGATGATGCTCATGCCGCAGCCTCCATCTGGCGCTCGGTACGGATGACCCGGCGCTCCTGCTCCGAGGTGGCACCCCAGACGCCCCAGTCGTCAGCGCGGGAGGTCCGCAGGGCGTACTCAAGGCATTCCTGCTGCACCGCGCAGCCCTCGCAGATCCGCTTGGCCGGGCCGGAGGGCTGGCCCTTCTCCGGGAAGAAGGCTTCGGGGTCAGTGTCCAGGCATGACGCCCAGTCCATCCACTCCAGGTCGCGGGCCTGCTCCAGGATCTTGAGCAGGCGCATCATCGGCTTGGCGCCCCCGCTCATGCAGACCGCCCTCCCTCAACAGCGATGAGGTGGCCACGGCCTGCCCCGGCGCTGCGGGCGAGTTCGATGAACTCGGCACGGCCGGACAGGCCGGTGGCCTCGGCGATGCCCTGGTCGATGTAGCCCCAGCCGCGGACAAGGGAATCCAGGCGCTGCTCGACGGCAGCGAGGCGCTGCTCGTGGTCGCAGCAGGGCTGGGGCTTGCTCATGACGCCACCGCCTCGGTCTCGCCGGACAGGACGTCGACTTCGGACCCGGCGTAGCGGTGATGGCCGCCGAGGGTGCGCTTGTAGCGGATCTTGCCGGCCTTTGCCCACCGGGTGAGGCTGCGCGGGCTGACCGCGAGCTTGCGGGCGGCAGGACCGGGAAGCAGCCAGATCTCGCCGTCTGGGCGGCTGGGAGAGGTGCTGTCCATCGTCCGGGTCGGTCCAATCGGCTCGGTTGACTGCTCTGACCGCTTCACGGTAACTCATTGCCGGAGAATATTCAAGAACATTCGTCAACCGTCTATGCTTGGACGTGCCAGGTTCCGTGTGCCCCGCTGCGGGCTGGACGCAGCGGGGCACTCTGGAGAACAATTGGGGACGGACCTGGTTAGCGGAAGGAGTCCAGCAGTGAAGATCGAGTTCATGTGGAAGACCGGCGACTCGAACACCGGCAACTGCCCAGCGAGGTACCGGGCACCCGGCGGCTACGTCATCCAGGGCAAGCGCCTGGATGACGAGACCCGCGCCCAGCTGCGCGACCTCGGCACCGATGAGGACGCCGTGTTCGTGCCGGACGATGTCATCGACGGGCTGGCCTGATGGGCATCCCTATCGCTGAGGACGAGTTCGGCGACCTGCTCAAGTCGTTCGGGCGCACGGCGTTCCGGTTCGAGACCCGCGAGTCCTACGCCCTGGACTACGAGGAAGCCGACTTCGATGACTTCCTCGCCGGCCACCCGACGCCGCCACCGGACCTGGACTGGTGGCGGCCGTGGCTGGAGCAGATCGCCCATCTCACAGCCGAAGGCCGGGAAGTGCAGCGCGTCCGCGTCCTGGCCGAGCCGCCGAGCGACTACCAGCGCTGGGAGATGTGGGGAGCGCGGTGGAACATCAGCGCCGGGGAGCGCGTCGGCTACCTGACGCGCCAGCGGGCCCGTGATCTCGGCCTGCCGGACGCTGACTGGTGGCTGCTTGATGATGAGCGCGTGATCACCATGGGATTCGACGACGACGGGCGCATCACCGGCAAGATGCTTGTCATCGATCCTGCGGTGATCACCCGTTACCGTGCTTGGCGGGACCTGGCAGTCCGTAACGCCACCCCGGCGGAAGTGACCGCCGCCGCCTGACCCCGAGGACCCCGGTGCGACCGACTGGAGAATGGCTCAACCAGCCCGGCGGCCTTGCGGAGCGCCTCCTGCGCCTCCGCAAGGCCGCCGGGCTTACCGGCACTGTGCTCGCGGCTCAGCTTGGCTGGACGCCGTCCAAGGTGCCCAAGCTCGAGAACGGGCGCCAGATGCCGACCGAGGCCGACATCACGGCATGGGCTAACGCCACCGGGCAGCCGGACGCCATCCCGGAACTGCTGGGCATGCTTGCCGAGGCTCAGGTCGTGCACCGGCAGTACCGGCACCAGCTGCGCCGCGGGCTCGCGGGCATCCAGGAGGAACTGCAGGGGTTCGTGCGGGAGGCCAAGCGCATCCGCAACTTCGAGATCATGTTCATCCCCGGGCTGCTGCAGACACCCGACTACGCCCGGTACCGGATGCTGGACGCGGTGCGCAATCACGGGTTCGCCGAAGAAGGCGTGGACGCCGCAGTGGCGGCGAAGATGCGCCGGCAGGAGATCCTTTACGAGAGCGACCGCGAGTTCGAGTTCGTCATCATGGAGGTCGCGCTCTGGGTACGCGTGTGCCCGGCTCCCGTGATGCTCGGCCAGCTGGACCGGCTCCAGACCGCCAGCGGGCTCAGCAACGTCACGCTCGGCATCATCCCGCTGGACGCCGAGCTCGACCTGGCCCCGGACGTCGGGTTCCTGATCGCCGATGACGTCGCCTACGTCGAGACTGCGGCATCGGAGGACATGCTGCGTGGCGAGGAAGCGGCCACTTACAGCCGCTTTGCTGACCGGCTGCGAGCCGAGTCTGTGACAGGCGATGAGGCTCGCGCTCTGATCACGTCCGCAGCACGCAGATTGCGCCAGGGCATGGGAGACGGGGAGTGATCGACCCCGGAAAGCTGGGCTACTACGAGAGCCGGCCCGGCAGCGGCATCTGGTCCCACCCTGAGCGCGCCAACAGCAGGTACGAGCCCCGGGTCTGCGAGAACACCACCTGTGGCAAGGAGTTCATGGCAGAACGCCGACCGAAGCTGCCACCCCGGTTCTGTTCACAAACGTGCTGGGGCCAGTCCCGGCGCAAACCTGACGCGGGATACGGGCCGTTGCATGAGCGCGTTTTCAAGGCCCGCGGCCGAGCCAGGGAGCAAGCCTGTGTTGACTGCGGCGCGCAAGCCCGTCACTGGAGCCAGAAGCACGGAACGACGGGGCAAGACCCCTATGACTATGAACCTCGATGCATCATGTGTCATTACGGAACGGACGGCTATGACTATGAGGCGCGATCACGAGGGGAAGCCCACGCGCACTCCAAACTCACCGAGGAGCAGGTGCGGGAGATCCGCGTGAGTACGGCCCCTCAGCTGGAGTTGGCCACGCTTTACGGCGTCTGCCAAGCTTCGATCTCCCTCATCCGTCAGCGGAAAACGTGGAAGCACGTTGCGTGACCTGGCCAAGGGGAACCGGAAGCGGATGCGTGAGGTGGCGATCCTGGAGTTCCGGGACGGGCTGATCTCAAGCCTGCGGGAATACTGGTCGAGCGTCGTCGTGGGCGATCTAGCGCTGGCCCGCGAGTAGCCTGCCACCCGATGAGCACCGATCTCTGGTACCGGCCAGTGCCGAAAGACCAGCCGCCAGCCGAGACGCTGCCTTACCCGCTCAAGCGGGCCATTGCGCGGCGCTACTGGGACCACGACGGGACATTGTGCGGCGATGAGCTTGAGTTCACCGCAGCGGACGTTCCGTATCTGGAGGGACTCGCCGATGGTGGCGTTGAGGGTGCCCGGGAACTCATCGGCGCGATCCGTGAACACGGCGCGGTAATTCTCTGGATCAGGTGAGCCCTGGACCTCGTGGTGGGGTGGCAGCGGCGGGGATCTGGTGGTGGAGCGGGAGTAGCCTGCGGGCATGACCTGGCCCCCGCGGATGCCCGAGGATGCGGTGCGCGCTCACATCGCAACCGACCCCGAAGCCCTCAGGCTCATCAAGACCAAGCCGTACGTCATCCTGCAGCCTGCCGTGCTCACGGGCCATACGCTCGGCTCGATCAGGATCAGCAAGCGGGGCCTGATCCTGGCGAGGCAACTGCGGGACGGACAGGACGTGGGAGAGTGCGTGCTCGCTGACCCGCAGGAGTAGCCTGCGGCCATGCGCGCTGAGTACGACGCCGATGCTGACGCCCTTTACCTGTATCTCACGGACGCCGAGGTGGCCCGGACGGTTGAGGTCGGCGCCAGCACGATGGTGGACCTGGACGCCAGCGGCAGCGTCGTCGGCATCGAGGTGCTCGACCCGGACCGGCTGTGGCCGCTGCCGGAGATCCTGAAGCGGTGGGAGATCGCACCGGACGATGCGCTGATGCTCATGACGTACTGCCCGTTCCGGTGCTCGGTGACCGTGGGCTAGACGCCCCCCGCGTAGGATCACCTCGGCGGGGTCACCCCCTGGACCGGGACTGCAGAAGGCTTCGATCACCTGGGGGTGGTCCCGCTGCCTGGTGCCCGGGGCGTCTGGTGGTGGGCGGTGCTGGTGATCAGGGCGCTGATCTAGGCCCTGGGCAGCGAGGCAGGATGCGGCACGTACCCGAGATGCGCCTGGCACTGGCAGCCGTCTACCGGGCCCCATGACGGGCACAGGTCGTCGTAGCCGGCGTGGTGGCCGCAGGGGAAGTTCGTCGGCCGGCTGAAGTCGGGCCACTCCTCCCGGTCGCACCCGCAGTCCGATGCGTGGAGGCGCTCAGCTCGCTTACCGCACTCGGCGCAGGCCAGGAACGGGTTCGCTGGCGTGATCGTCAGGTGAGTACGCGTGTGGGTGTGCGTCAGGGTGGTCACGGCCATGGGCCAATTCTACCGTCACGGGCAGTAGCGGGAGCGGTGCGCACGGTATTATGTTCGATGGCGCCTAAAATGGCGCCGCTGGCTCGGTGCGGTGAACACCGGCCAGCGACTTGACCGCACCGATCACGGCTAAGGATCACGGTGAAGCCCAGTGGCAACGATACCCATTAAGCCCCCAGATGCGGGCTTGCACTCCCCGATACATCATCCTTACGCCTCGTAGCCGGCGATGCACGAAGCGCCGTGCGGTCTCACCAAGATCGCCTGCTTCACCGGTCACGTCCTGCCGAAGGCGGCGTGACTGCCAGACCCTCCGACCACCACAGGCGCAGGCGGTGGAAGCGCTGCTGGCGGGTGGGGGCGGCGTACAGGATCTCAGTGACGACGGCGGGCTGCGGGGTCACCGTCATGGTCCCGAGCGCGGTCCCGCAGGCCGGGCAGACCGTGGGGACCGTGACTGGCCGGTCGTGGCCGGGCTCCAGTGGTACGGAGAACGTCAGCGAGCCGCCTGAGCGGTGGTCGCAGTCCTGGTCGCTCACCAGCCAATTCTACTGTGACGCGCAGTTACCGGAGCGCTCCAGGCGGTATTGTGTTCGACAGATAAATGAATGCGCCCCCAGCAGTGGCCTTGAACCCACCGCTGAGGGCTAGCCACACCGGCCACTGCTTAGGAAGACGGTGCAGCCTCATGGAGAGCGTACCCACCGATACGCCGACCGCTCTTTACCACCTCTACGGATCTGCCGACCTCGTGCTCTATATCGGGGTGTCGGCCGAGCCCGAAGCGAGACTTCGGCAGCACGAATCCGACAAGCCTTGGTGGCCCGAGGTGATCCGCCACTCAATCGAGTGGCACCCCAGCAGGGCGGCTGCGCTCACCGCAGAGGCTTCTGCGATCCACATTGAGCGACCCCTCTACAACCTGAACGGCGTGACGCCGCGGCTACGGAGCCGCACGGCGGCGCCTGAGGTTCCCGTTTGGCCGGCCAGCGACCTCCACCAGATGGCAGGCCAACTCGGCGAGATCCTGAGCCGCCGCGATCTGTCCCATGCTCACGCAAGGCTGCGGGCACTGAACCTGCTGCTGCGAGGACGCGACGAACTGCCTCACGGCAACGAACTCGGAGTCCTCGCGGGATGGTGCGGCACCAGCATGAGGGAGGCGTACAGGGCGCTGGCGCTTGAGCGCGACGGGTGGCCCGATGGGTGGGAAGCCGACCGCGCTGGCTGACCGTCGTCCATCATGGCAGTCGGTTATTCGGGCAGGAAACGGACAGGGTGGCATCGCGCAGCCCTGACTCGGAGAGGATGGGGGCATGAACAGCCTCTGCGTATGCGACGCCTACGGGATGTGCCCAGCGGGCTGCCCGCACTGTGACGTCTGCTCAGGGACCGCCGTGAGCGATGGCGACAGACCCGTGTTCCACTCTGGCGGTCTGATCACTGGGTCCGATGGCAGTGACAGCGTGCCGGTGGTGCTCATGCGTGGTGAGCACGTCTATGACGCTGACGGGAAGCGCTTGCTGTAGCGCGGGATACAATGTAGTCTCCGCTACATGACATTGACACCGCCGCAGCAGGCGTTCGAGTTCGCCCTCCAAAATTGGGCAGCCCAGCGCAAGGCCAACGAGGACACCCGCGACGATCTCGTCATCGGCGCCATTGACGCCGGACTGTCCAAGCACCGGGTCCACGTCCTGACAGGCATCGCACGTACGACGATTGACGACATCCTGGGCAGAGCCCAGACCGGGACCAAGGAGCAGGACCGATGAGCGAGACCATTGCGACCACGATGGTTGTGACGCTGCGCAGCGGCACGCAGATCCGGATCGGCGTGAAGGAGTTCACCGTCCAGTCGGCCTCCCTCAGCGCCGAACTGCGCGGGCTGAAGTGGGTGCCGGATGACAACCCGGCCGGGTCGTCGCTGCCGTGGCTTGACCTCAGTGAGGTTGCCGCAGTCCACGCCGAGCGCACCGGGTCCACGTCCTCACCGGGATAGCCCGTACCACCATTGACGACATCCTGGGCAGAGCCAAGACCGAGACCAAGGAGCAAGACCGATGAGCACCACTATTCCCATGACCTCCGACGCAGAACCTCGCGAGAAGGGGGAATGCGATGCCGCGTTCGGGCCGCCCGGCACCGTCCAGGCATGGTGCACGCTCCCCGCAGGCCACTCCGGCGACCATGAGGCTTACGGCACTGATGAATCCCGTGGTCCCGTCAAAACCTGGCCGCGCCAGTGAACGTCACCACCGAGGCAGTCGAGGCTATGCGCGGTGACCCGGAAGCCTGGGGTGAGCCGGTTACCAGCCCCGTGCGCAAACGGAAGTCGGAGCGCCGGCAGCGCGGCGCGATGGTTAGCGTTCGCTTCACTCCGGATGAACTGGCCGTCGTCCAGCGGCACGCCGCTACGGCTCGCATGCCAGTTTCGGGATACCTGCGCAATCTTGCATTAGCGGCGCCGCAGGTGCGCGCGTCAAGGTCCGCGCATGAACAGCCACCGATCCCCTTCCGCCCACCCGAGGACGACCGCGAGTGGCTCCTGGCCCACGCCGAGAAGACCGGCAAGCCAGTGAACGCCATCCTCCGCATTGCCCTCTCCGACTACAGAGCCAAGACCGACCCTGACGACATCCTGAAGAAGGCGAGTGAGCAGCAATGAAGATCACCGTTACGACAACACCAGCCGAACTGATAGACCGCGGCTGCTGGGAAGTCGCCTGCGAAATGCTCGGCTTCAGCCCGTGGATCATCAACGAGGGCCAGATGGGCTCCGACTGCTCCGTGATCCTCTCCGAAGCCCAAGCGTGGAAGCTCGGGCTCGTGCCCTACCGGCCCGGCCTTGGGGCGGAGCTTGAGGCCAACCACCTCGACGGCGACCCCACGAACAATGACCCCGCCAACCTGGAACTACGGGAACGGGCCCCCTCCGGGTACCCGGAGACCAAGGAGCAGCAACAATGAGCGGCCTGGCTGAGTTCCTGAAGGCACGGCTTAACGAGGACGAGGCGACGGCGCAGGCCAACATTGGCGATGGAGGACTAGGCGACGACGACGCCTACGGGCCCGGCTGGCCGGACTACGCAACATACACCGCCGAGGACAGCGCATCGATCGCCAGCGCCGAAGCCTTCCTGGACCGCTTCCGGCCACTGCGCCAACTCCGCGAGGTAGCTGCTAAGCGCCACATGCTCAATGACCTGGACCTGTCATATCCAGACGAGGAGTACCTGCTGCGGCTCCTGGCTTCGGCCTACAGCGACCACCCGGACTATGACCAGGCGTGGGCCCTTCCCCCGTCAAACACTGGGCAGCAGTGGGCTCCCACCGCCCGCGAGCAGGTAGACCGGGTGCTTCCCCGTTCAGAATGAAACTTGCACCGCCGTATTCAGCGGGTATTGCAAACACAATACCTACCGTCAGGTAATACGCATCGCGCATTTCCCGGGTGATACTGCGGATGGCGGCAGTAACCATTCCGGGAGGAAGCATGCGCAAGTTCCTGTACAGCCCTCGCGTCCTGGGCATCACTGCCGCAGTCGCCGCGATCGTCGGCCTGGTCCACATGCACACCTAGGCTGATGCCGTGAAGAGTTTCTCTAACGGCAACGGCCCCGGCTGCGGCAACTCCCAGGGCGGTCCCGCATCCGGCCCCTACGTCCTCACGATCGACGGCATCACCCTCAACCAGCTTCCGGACATCTGGGCCGGGGCAACCTCTCGCGGGTCGCTCTAGGCCCCACTGACCGGCGGCAAAGCGGCGCCCAGGGCAATCGTCTCCACGCCCTGGGCGTCGTCCTGTGCCGGGGGGTTGACAGCGGCCACCAGGGCGTCACGCTGGGAACAGGTCCCGGGACGCTTTCCGTGGTCGGCTGGGAGCTGGGACTGCGGCGGCCAGGGTTTACCTGCCGGTTTTTCCTGGCCGCCGCTCTAAGCTTGGCCCATGGCCACTGACCAGCCCGTCCTGTCCGTGCTCCCCGATGGGCGCGGGCTTCCCCTCGGCGCGGTTCTTCCCGGAGTGATCGACCGGGTCCTGCCTCCAGTGCAGACGGTGCCCGTGGCGGCGTTCAACAGCGCCATATAGGACATGTCTCGCAAGCGCATCGACCCGCCCTTCTGGTGGCGGCCGTGGATCACGCCCTGGTCCGCGTGGATCGAGTGGCTGTCCCGGCCGAGGCCCGTCATCCCGCCGAAGCGCTAGCCTGAGCGCCATGACCAGCACCGAGGAGAGACTGGGTAGCGAGAACCGCTACGAGGGCCGCTGGAGCCTGACATCGATAGTCGGCGAGGTGCCCGTGCCAGGTAGCGAGGTAATGGTGCCCGGCGGCAAGCCGATGCCCTTGCTGGCCCCGCTCTACAGCACGGTCGATATCACCCGATGCCGTTCCTGCGGCTCTATGGTTGCGGTGGGGTCAGAAGATTTGCACGAGAGCTTGCACCGACCCTGACCCGATAGGCGTAATGGTCTGCCGCAAAACCGGCTCATAGGATTTCAGCCCCGTAGAGTCACGAACCACTTGCACTCCGCAACCTTCCGGCGTACTTTCCAAAGCGGACGTTTGCTCGCGGCAAAGCCAGCGTCAGGGGAGGGAATGCGGCAATGAATGACTCACTGCCCGGCTTACATGACTCGGTCGACGACCTGTGCGACCTGCTCGAAGCCCACGGGGCCCGCTACTCGATCACACCAATATGCGACGGTGAACACGGCTACCGGGTGACAGCTGAACCCAGGCCACCTGACCCGAGGTTCGTGCCCATCGAGGCGGAATCGGCAAGGGAGATGCGCGTGCTCCTGGACGCACTCACGGAGCAGCGCCCCCGGTTACAGGAGCCGCAGTGAGCACGGGCGAGGTCATCATCGTGTCCTGCTTCGGCGCCATGACCGTGTCGGTGCTGATGCTGCGCTGGCAGAACCGCCGCGGCAGGCACGCCTGGGACGACCGCAGGGGCCAGGAAGACTTCCCCTGGGACGAGGATCCTGCCATGTGGCCGAGGGTCAGGGCCGGGCCGCATTAGAGCCGGGACGCGGTGCCGTGGCTTGGCCTCTGGCCTCTTCCCGGCTTCGGTGCCGCGTCCTGATGACGGGTGCGGGAAGTGCCGGGCACACCATTGCGGGCACTTCCCGCGCCCCCCAAGCGCGTGGCGGCAGGGTGACTGCCCTCCCTGTGGGCCCCCCAAGGTCACCCGCCGCCACGTCAGGTGTCCCGGTGGCGGGAGTACGCACCCATGCCAACGCAACCGTTGAGCGGGTCGACTGGGAGAACCCGTCACCGGGACCATAGCGCCGCAGCGGCGCGAGGGGAACCGGACCTGGCCGGTCCTGCGTCACGCTCAGGGGCACACCGGCCACGTACCCCTCGCGCCGCTGCGGTTTTGCCTTACCGGTTTGGCACGCCCCGGCCTGCGGCTTTACCCCCGCCAGCAGGACCGAGAAGTTTGGGAACCGGTGCCTGGGCTGGGCGATCCGCCGAAAATAGGTAACGTCAAGGGCTTTAGAAAGCAAACGCCAGGGCATGGGCAGGCATAGTGTGTCTCGGGGCATGGCCCCCGCCCTGGGCTCTTTCCGGCTTGAGCCCGGGGCGGGGCAAGACGCCGTGGCGGCGGGCGGCTGACGGACCGCACTGGGACGCTTCTCTGGCAGGGAGGCTCTGTGACGGGACGGCCCTGCCCGCCGCCGCGGCCCCTTCCTATCTTCGGTGCGATCTTCCTGCGAGCCTGTCTCAATTCTGGAATGCTTGCACTGCGTCACCCTCCGCATACGCGGAGTTAGTCTCCCTGCCACGCACCAGCCGCCGCCCGCCGGATTAAGGGCGGCGCTAGGTGTGGCTGGTGTTGACTGCGGGGCGGGGGAGACCATGCGGCGATGGTTAGCGCGGCTGCGTACTGGCTGCCAGTGCGATGGCCTTGATGCCCGCGTCGAGCAGCGCGTCAGCGAAGCACTGGCCGTGGTGAGCGAGCTCCGCGAGCACGTCAAGCGCCTCACCGAGATCCGCGAGCAGGTCGACGCCAACACGGCGACCCTGGACAGCATGCGGCGCGGCGAGGCCATCATTGACCAGGCCATCAGGGAAAGCCGTGAGTCCCGGCCGTTCCCGCTGCGGGCCGTGCGGAAGGACGAAGCGGTCTAGCTCGCGTCCCGCTCGGCGCGCTCAGCCTCACGCTCAAGGGCGAGCCGTTCGCGGCCCTTTTCCAGCAGCCAGCGCTTCAGGGCCGGCGTCAAAAGCGGATCGGGATCCTCGGCCAGCCGCCGGAAGCCATCCGGGTCGCCGGGCTTCAGCAGGTCTTCCGGCCGCCACGCAGGCGCGGGCGGCGGCCCGTAACCGGCCGCCTCTACCAGTTCACCAGACCACTCATCCACCTCGGGGCAGTCCGCGCTGAGGCGCACGGCGAGTTGCCTGATGTTCCGGTAAGCGGGCGCGTGCTGGCCGGTTTCCCAGCGGCTGACCTGGGAGCGGCCGACGCCTGCCATGTGTGCGAGGTCTTCCTGGGACAGGCGTGCTCTGGCGCGGATCTCCCGGAGCAGCCAGCCGAGGCGCTGTGTGTCGGGCACGTCACGGACGCTAGCACGAGACAGCACAGAAGCGCACGGAGCCGGCATATGTGCGCCATGCGGCATGTCGTGCGGAAGAGCACGCAACGGACAGCACAAGAGGTGGCCAGGAAGTAACCTTACTACGGACGTAAGTACGCTTGCGTCGTGCGGTGCTGTGCGGTAGTGTGCGGTCATGATCGTTCAAGTGGGCACAGTGAGGCTTCGCGTCAGCGAGTTCCTTGCACGTGCGGTCATGGACGGCGCGCGCACAGACACGGCCATCGCTGAGCGAATCGGCGTCACCCGGCCAACCGTCACCCGCGCGCTAGATGGCGAGCCGATCAGCGGCGGTTTCGTAGCCGCTGTCCTGCTCGCCTTTCCCGACCGCGAGTTCGGGGATCTCTTTGAGGCGGTCAGGTCCAGCGCAGAAAGTTCGGCGGCATGAGCGGCGGCGCATCCAACCGGCGACTCCGGATCACGGCCGCAAGGCCCAGGGTCGAGTTCGGCATGGCTAGGGCTGGCGCAATCGCCCACCGGGTCAAGTCCATGAGCGCGCACTGGGACACGTCCAGGACGAAGGTCACCTACTCCGCGTTCTGGCAGTGCAACAACCTGGCGAACGACATGATCTTGCTCCCCGGCACCGATGGCCTGGAGGAGTGTCGGACCTGCAAGTACGCCCAGATGCCGGTCGTCTACCACTACTTCGACGTTGTCCAGCGCCTCATCTACATCGGCTCTGCGGACAACTACGTCGCCCGGGAAATGACGCACCAGTGCCGCTCGCCGTGGTGGCTGGATGTGGCCAGCGTGCGGCTGACCCGCTACCCGAGCATCACCCACGCCCGCGTGGCTGAGCGAGTTGCCATCAGGACCGAGAACCCACTTCACAACGTGGTCGGCAAGGTTGCGGCGGTGGCGGCATGAGTGCCCGGCCGACCGACGAGGCCATCCGCAACCTCGCGCCCCTGCGGCGTGACGAAGCCCGGAGGCTCGGCCCGGTGATCGCTGCCGCCGTGAACCGGCTGGACAAGCAGAAGGACGGCACCGAGGAGACGACGGCCGCCTGACAAAAATCGGGCCCCCCGCCCTGCACGGCGAGGGGCACCCGGACACCGATGAGTCCGGGACCAGAGTACACGAAAGGGACACCGAGAGTCATGGACGCAGCCCACCCCGCGGTGATCACGCGGCAGCAGTACATCTTCGGCGACGCAAGCCTCACCGCCGAGTGCCAGCTTGTAGGGACCGAAACCGGCTGGCACGTCTGGTTCTCAGACGCGGGCGTCATTCACGCCACAACGCGCAAATGCCCTGGCGGTGGCAGCGGCACGACGCTGACCGCCGGGACGCCTGAGCAGATGCGCCGTGTCGTCGCCGAGACCGAGCACGAGTGGAAGTGCGCGGAGAAGCTGCAGCAGGCCCTGGCCGCTGCGTGGACCCGCTATGAGCTTGAGGTCAGCACCGGCCCGAAGGCGGCAGCGTGACTACCACTGCCCTCGCCCCGGCCGTCCTCACCGACGCCCAGCGCGCCACCCTTGCCGAGGTCTTCGAGGACGCGACCTATTACCGGCTGCCTGACGGTGACTGCACCGCATGCAGCGCCTCGCTCGAGCCTCCTTGCGCCGAGCACGAGGCAGACATGACGCGGGCCGTCCGGTACCGCATCCTCGCTGCCGACCTCGGCCTTGACCGCCCGGGAGGTGCGTCATGACCGCCGAGACCACCACCAGCCCCAACGTCCGCATCCTGCCGAAGGAGCCCGACCCAGTGACCGAGTCCCCGTGGCCGATCGTCTCCGCCGAGGCCCGCGCCGCCTGGAATGCGCTGCAGCGGGAACTGGCCACCGGCTACGTGGACGACTCAGCGCTCCTGGGCCGCTGGTATGTCGACGCCTGGCAGCGCACGTTCCAGTGCCCGGTCCCGGAGTGGGTCACGCGCACGGTGCCCGTGATCGCGCCGCCGGAACCTGACAGCGCTGAGCCCGCTCCCGTCGCTGCCGCTCCTGAGCCTGAGCCAGAGCCGCAGCCAGACGGCCCTGAGCCCGCGCCAGACGCCACGCAGGTGATCGACGTCGGCGAGGCGGAGGCCACGGTCGTGCCCCCGGTGCAGGACGGAGACGAGACCAATGGCTGAGGTCAGCGTGACGCTGCAGCGCATACCCGAGCTCAACGCGGCGCTGCTGCGCAAAACGCTTGAGCACATTGAGGCGCACCCCGAGACGTGGAAGCAGGACTACTGGCGTTGCGAGAGCGGGCTGTGCTTCGCCGGAACGGCTTGCGACCTGGACGGCGGCGAGTGGGCGCTACCGGGCCAGGGCACGAACCCCGGATGGGCTGAACTGCTCGTCGCACGCGAAGGCGAGCCTGGCGACGAGACCTGGTGCGTTACCCCCAACCGGGTTCACGCGCGGACCCGTGCCCAGCAGATCCTCGGGATCACCGAGGCTGAGGCTGAGACGCTGTTCGCCCCGGAAAACACCCTGGACGACCTGCGCGAGCACGTCGCTTTCCTCCTGCGGGAGGACGGTGAGCAGGCATGAGCATCCACGACGTCATCGCCCTCATCGGCGAGATCCTGGCAGCCATCGGGGGCATCGCATTCATCCTCGCCCTCACCGTCGCGCTGGCGTTCCTGCGGCGCGGCTACCGGCTGTCGGTCACTCCGCCTGCTGCGGCCAGGCCAGTTGCCCCGCTCACGCTTAACGGCGAGGTGCTGTCGTCGGCTCAGGTGCCGCAGGCCAGGAGGGGCATGTGATGACCGCCACCGTCACGCAGCTGGCAACGCGCCGCCGCAGGAGCACTCCGTGGCGCCCGGCGTCGCAGCGCAAAATCCTGCTCGCGTGGATGGCCGCCGAGGCAGCCGAGGGCCGGCCAGTTCCCGCATCGATCCGGGAAGACCTGCTGACCCTCTACGCGGACCCGTCCAAGCCTCCGGAGCAGACCAGGGAGAACTGGCGCGAGTACCTGGAGTGCGTCAAGCAGCAGGACGAGATCGCCCACGGCTCACTGACCGCATGGCAAGACCTGGACGACGAGATGGCACCTGACGGGCGCCACATGTCCGTGGAGGACATCGCCGCCATGAACGCAGCAACCGCCCTGGCCGACCTGGCCGGGCGCGATCACTAACAGGGGAACTGAAGATGACTGCAAGCACCGAAGTGGAGGTGCGGGCGCCGCAGGGGAGCGGCATGCTCGCCAAGATCCGGTACGCGCAGACGCTGGCCGACTCGGGCCTGCTGCCCACCGCATACCGCAGGCAGCCCGCCAACGTCCTGTACGCCGTCGAGTACGGCGAGATGCTCGGCCTGGCACCGATGGCCGCCATCACCGGCATCCACATCATCGAGGGCAAGCCGAGCGCGAGCGCCGGGCTGATCTCGGGCCTGGTGCGCCGGGCCGGCCACAAGCTCCGCGTCCAGGGCGACGCCCAGCGCGCGACCTGCCAGATCGTCCGCTCCGACGACCCGGACTACACGTTCGAGGTCACGTTCACGATGGACGACGCGAAGGCGGCCGGCCTGACCGGCAAGAGCGTCTGGAAGAACTACCCGGCCTCGATGCTGAAGGCGCGGGCCATCACTCAGTGCGCCCGCGACGCCTGCGAGGAAGCGCTGTACGGCCTGCACTACACGCCCGAGGAGCTGGGCGCGGAAGTAGACGCGGAGGGCGAGATCGTGGGCGAGGCGCAGCCTCAGGCCCCGGCAAGCCCCGACGACCCGTGGTATGTCCGGCCAGCGACAAGCGGCGGCACCGAGTGGGTTGAGCAGGCGCTCGCGCGGGCGCATGCCAAGGACCTCACCAAGGATGAGGCGGAGAAGTTCTGGAAGGCCGGGCTGACGAAGCAGCAGGCCCGGGAGATCTCAACGCAGGACGCCACGCGCATCGCCGAGGCGCTCAAGTGCCGGTTCGCGGAGTTCAAGGCTGCTGAGGCTGACGCCGAAGTGGTTGATGCCGAGGTCGTTGAGGGCCTGGACCCGGAGGACCCGTGGGCACCCAAGATCGAGACCATCACCGACTGTGAGGATGCTGACGCCGCCAGGGCTGACGTGGAGACCGGTGTCAAGGCCGGGCACATCAGCGAGGAGCGGCGTGACGCCATCCTGTCGGCAATCGACGCCCGCGTGGCCTCGCTGAGCGAGCAGGCGGCAGCGTGATGCCCGCGTCCGCCTTCCGCTCCGCCTGGGCCGACCCGGAGCACGTCCGACTGTCGATGTTCCGCTCCTGGTGGGACGTAGCCATCGGCCACGTGGCCAGAGGCCCGCTGCCGCCCGCTGAGAACCCGTGGGACGCGGACCCTCAGACGGCCCCCGGTGCGCCAGGGGGCCAGCAGTGAGCGGCCCGCGTGGCTATGCGCGGCAGGACGACTACGCCTGGGCGCGATGCGAGTGCGGGCACATTTGCTACGCCGATGAGACGCCCGGTGGCAGGTGCCGGTTCTGCTCATGTGGCAACCACCGCCCGGCCCAGGGCGGTGCGTCATGAGCGGCCCCGGCGCCGTCTCCCGTCAGATCGGCGAACTGGCCACCGCAGTGCTCCAGTACGCCATCGCGGAGCGCCGCCCCGGGCCGACCAGTACCGCGGCCTTCAACGCAGCCCAGGGTGACGTGATCCGCGAGGCCCGGAAACTGACAGCGCTGGTCGACGGCCTGGAACCCGGTGCGATGCCCCCGGCGTGGCGTGACAGGCAGGCGTCATGAGCCTCACCAGGCGCACTCCGTTGCGCGCCCGTGCGCGCATTGAGCGCAAGACGCCGCTCACCCGGCCTGCATGGATCCGCAAGCCACCAGGGGCCCACCGCAAGCCCAGGGCCGTCAGGGACACCGGGTTCTCCCAGGCCGTCAAGCTGGCCGTGCGGACCCGCGCCGGAGGAGGAGATCCCGACGCCGCCCGCTGCGAGGCGACCGGCGTCTGGCTCGGCCGACACGGCGGGGAGGTCCAGCACCGCGTGGCCCGGCTCAGCGGAGGACGCGGGTCCAAGGCGCCCTGGTGGTTCCACACGCCCGCGAACGCCGCCCTGCTGTCCCGTGAAGCCCACCGGGCCGCTGAGGCCCGGGAGCGGGAGATGGGACCGGACGGCAAGGGGTTCTGGCTGCGGAGCACGCAGGACGCCACGGCCGAGCCGGTCATGCTCCACGGACCGGACGGCGGCGCGACCGTCTACTTGGGCGCGGATGGTGGGTACTGGCTCATCCCGCCGGAGCGGGGTGCGGCATGAAAGACGCCATGACCCTGGTCGTCGTCGTCGCCGGGCTCAGCGTGATCATCGCTGCCGCGCTCATCGCCCAGCGTCTCGAGGACCGGCGCATAGCCGCAGCAGAGGCAGAAGAGGCGCGCTCGTTCGACGCCGCATGCGAGGAACTGCACCAGGACGAGATGCGCAAAGCCCAGCAGCGTCACCCCGTCAGGCGCATGCCAGCGCGCCGCAGGGCTGTCCCGTGCGAGCCGCGCGGTGAGCCCCTGACCGCAGCCGAGGCCGAGGCCCTGGCCGCGCTGTGGTGGTCGGTCCGCAACGAGACCGCACGCAGGCCAGCCAAGGACGGCAGCGATGGCTAGGAGCGGTACCAGACGCGCTGTCACCGGCCCGGCCCGTGACCTGCTCGCCGACGCAGAGCACCGCCTGGCCACGATCGCCGACCCGCTCCTGGCCATCAGGTCCCTCACACCCGAAGGCGCGTCGGTGCAGGCCCAGCTCGCCCTCGACGACGTCCGCGAGGCCCTGGCGATCCGCAGGGGATCTAAGACGCCCCACGCCGAGGCGATGGCCCGCTACCGGGGCCGCAAGCGGCTGAAGGACGGCGAGGAACTGTGGCCGTCTGAGTGGGAGGCGCTGGAGCGCGCAGGGGAACTGGAGGGCACAGGGTGAGCACCGAACGGTGGGATTTCTCCTGGCAGCACATCGAGCGGGCGGCCTGCTCCCGCTGCGGCCAGCCTCCCGGTGAGCGCTGCCGCACCCCGGCGGGCAAGCTCTGCCCGCCTCACCGGGTGCGCAAGGACGACGCTGCGGCGCTGGGCTATTACGTCCCCGGCCGGGGCTCGCTGGTGCCACCGGAGCGTGACGGATGAGCCAGCAGCCACGCAGGCGGCGCGTCACCATGCTCCGCGATGACCTGCCCCACCAGATCCGCCTGACCTTCGTCAACGGCAGCGGCAGCATCAGCGTCTCCTGCTGCTGCCGCAAGAACCCTGGCGGGTCATTCGCCTCCCTGGAGACCCGCACCAGATGGGAAGCGCCGGAAGCCATGACCGTCTGGCGCGCTCACGTTGACAGAGCGGAGGCCAGAGGTGCCTAGCCGCCGTTTCATCTCCACCCGCACTGCCGCGAGCGCCAACGGTGCCCCGGAAAGTCCTGGCTACGTCTACCGCGGCAAGGACCGGGAGCCAGCAGACCCGGTGGCGGCCTCGGACCGGTCCCGCCGTGACGCGGCCAAGCGCGCTGCCGGGCTGGTGCTGCGTGCCGCCCGTGAAGCTGCGGGGCTGAGCCAGCCTCAGGCGGCTCAGGCAGCCGGGTGCAGCGCGGGCTACATCTCGGCCGTCGAGAACGGCCACGACTGGCCCAGCAAGCGTCTCATCGCCGCTCTCGCTGCCGCTTACGGCGTGAGCCCCCAAGACCTGGCCGCTGCTGCCGAGTCCGCCCCCGTGGCTCTCAGCACGCCAGATGAGGCACGACCTGTCCCCCGGGCAGGACGTGCCACCCGCCCCGTCGCAGCGGTCCCGGACCCTTCCGCTGCGACGGGGCCCATGACTCCGGGGACCGCCGTGGAGGCTGCGGGGAACAGTCCTCCGCGAGCGGTCCCTGGTACCAGCGCCGGGGCCGGTGACGGCGAGGGGGCGTCACCGGCCCTGCGGGGCGAGGCGTGGCGCAAGGCCGCGCAAGCCGAGTTGTCGTCTCAGCACGCCGCTCAGAGGCGGGGAAGGGTACGCAGGGCACCGAAGCCCATCACGGGGATCGTGAAGCCGCCACCGGACGGTGCGCGATGAGTGAACGCACGCGGAAGGTGGTGATGCCCCATGAGCCCGTGGCCGGAAGCAGAGACCTCGATCGCGAGAGGGCCCATATAGCTCCGGTCCCGGAGGTGCATGGCACTCCGGGACCGGAACTTGGGCGCACGGACCTCTCCTGGTACCGCTTCGCAGCCTGCCGTGGCATGGACGCCGACCCGTTCTTCCCTCTCGACCGTGGCCTTACCCCCGAAGCCGCTGCTGCCTGCGGTGTCTGTGCAGTCACGCAGGAGTGCCTGGAGACCGGAGCCACGATGACCGGCACGTGGGGTGGCGTCGGGGAGAGTGCACGGCGTAACGCCAGGAAGAACGCGGCGAGGGGACGGCGAGCGGGGGCGGGAACGCGGTGATACTCAGGCGTCCAGCGACTCGCCCTCGTGGTCCTTGGCCCACTTGCGGTAGGCGGCCTCGTAGTCGCGGACCTGCTGCGGGCCTATCCTCATCTTCGCGGCGATCGTCGCCTGAGACTCGCCGCCCTGCTCGCGGGCCCGGATCATCGACAGGCCGAGCAGTGCCCGCTGCCGGTCAACCATGGCCTTCGCCTGGGCGCGGACATCGTCAAACGCCTTACGCGCTTCGAGTACTTCTGTCATGGCGTCGCCCACACCTCCACTATGCCACGTCACCTGTAGTACACGACAGCACCCGTGGCCACCGCCAGCGACTCGCCGGACTGTGGGGCCGGGCACTGGACAAGCATAACCCATAACCTGCTAGGGTCATAACCTCAGCGGGTATATAGTTGCAGGGCAAGCGTTGATCACGGGAAGGGGGCTCGCCACTAGTGGCACGGATGCGCACACTCAAGCCCGAGGCGTTCACGTCAGAGACGCTCGCGGCCGTATCCGTGCATGCACGGTGGACCTTCGGGGGCCTCTGGTGTTACTGCGATGACGAGGGCCGCGGCCGGGCCAATGCCGGGCTCGTCAAGGCCGCCGTCTGGCCGCTCGACGAGGACATCACCGTCAAGCACGTCGAGCAGTTCCTGGACGAACTCGAGGCAGCGCGGCTGCTCTGCCGCTACGAGGTGGACGGCAAGGGCTATCTGCACGTCGTGAACTTCGGCGAGCACCAGCACCCGAACCGGCCCGTTGAAAGCAAGCTGCCGGCCTGCACACGGAGGACTCACGGAGGACTCAGTGAGCATGCAGTGAGTCCGCATACGGGGGGGCCTGAGAGCGGCGGTGATGCCGTCGCCGAGCGGCCGGAGCCCAGGTCAGACAGGAAAGCGGCCCAAACGACCCCCGTGACCGGCAAACATGCAGGTCAGATGCCACTCACTGAGGACTCACTGAGTGCTCACGGAGCCCGCAAAGCAAAGTCGTCCAGTACCCCTCCTACTCCTGTAGGTACTACAGGAGTAGGAGATGGAGATGGAGAAGTAGATGGAGTCCAGCAGGCTACGCCTGCTGCCGCGAACGGATCGCGGCCCGACGCCCAGCTGACCATCACCCAGCGTTCCAAGCGCATCACCGACGCCTACGCCAAGGCTGAGCCGCTCTGCAAATGGCCAGCCGTCAACGGCGTGGTGATCCGGGCGCTAAAGACCGAGCGCTACTCAGACGACGAGATCCAGGCCGCGCTGCTGCGCATGGCCGGGGAGAACCGCTCGGTCACGGTCGACTCACTCCGTACCGAGCTCGGGGGGATGCCGCCACGCAACGGCGGCACCCCCGGCAAGAAAACCAACTACACCGATGAGGAGTATGCCAGTGGCTGGGGATGATCTCCACGACAACCTGCTAGCCGAGATCCCGGACGCCAGGGCGGTTGAGTGCGACGGGCACGGCTGGCTGAGCATCACCTGGGCAGACCGCACCACGGCCGCCAAGTGCCCACGGTGCGCAACCCGCGTACTGCGTCTCGCCATCGGCGAGTTCATCCCGAAGCGCTTCCGCGAACCAGTGGAAGTAGACGAGCAGATCACCGAGTGGGCCATGCGCGGCCCCAAGGCCGAGGGCCTGTACCTCGCCGGCCAGGTCGGCACCGGCAAGACGCACGCTGCGTGGATGGCAGTTGCCGCATGGTGCCTCGCGGCGAACGTGGCCCCGCGCGGCGAGGACTTCAGGCACAGCCCGTACTCCGACCAGCGGACCCGGGTCAAGCCGACCGTGATCTTCGCCCGGATGACGGACCTGCTCGACAACTTCCGGCCCGGCCCCGACGACTCGGTACAG